TTGTCGTAGTATCAGTTGTAATGGCATTGTTGTTTGTAAAGGTTCTTATACCGTTATAGAGGAAGGGGGTAATTATGGGTCACTCTAACGGTAAAATTACTGCACCTGTCGGATTGGATAGTGATATATATCCTACTCTAGGTATCGGTCCCACTAGTGATGGTTATGATTTGGGATATGCGTGTGCAAATACGCATGGGAGAATAAACAGATATTCATATATCAAACCAATTGATAGATCTGATTTAGGCGTTGTGCAGTTTAACGATTCTACATATACTGCGTTTACAAAAATGATAATATATACAATAGGAAATTCTGTTCCATCTAGCACTATCGCAGAGTATAAATCTCCCAAAAGCGCATATCGTATTACTGATTTTGATGGGTATAATCATGTAGAATATCCTGTAAAACTTAATATAAACATTCTTCCATCAAATATATTAGATTATGATACGTATAGTCAAACTGTAAAACTTGATTTAAATGGAAGTTCTAGAAATCTTTTATCACTACTTATAAATGATACTGTTTCTAGTTCAATAAAATCATGGAGATGTGCTATTTTAATTATTGCAGAGAAGAATGGTAATAGAAGATTTTTTTTAGGAGAAAGAGGAACTTCTGATAGTCTAAGATTAGGTTTTTCTCCAAACAATTCAAATATTTATTCTGCTTTTAAAAGTATGGATATAGGCACTTGGTCTTGTACCATAATGGCTGTAGCAGTACATGGAAGTCACCCTGACAGTAATAATGAAGCACATGAGATTTCATCATCTACAGGATATAAATTTCCTATTATTCCAGAGTGTTTTGGATATAAGACAAAAATAACAGGTGTGAAAATAACTACTCCTAAAAAGAGATTTTTCTATAAAGTTATTTTTATAGATAATTCAGGTAGGGGAACATACATACCTTATGACATACGTGTGCAAATGGTTGTACAAGATAATAATAATAAAACTTTATTTAATCCTGGTATTAAGACATGGGGTGATATAGAACGTGATTCTATTTCTGTTTCTGGAAGAGAATACATTTACGAAGAAAATTATACAATAGATGATGGAAGTGGTAGATTAACAGGGTTAAAATGTTTTATGACAATACCTGATTATGAAGAAGAACCAGGCATTTGGGAAACTCCAAATTTAAGCGGAAGTAATTATTCTAGATACATATATAATCAAGGTTTACATACCACAGAATTGGAATGGGATTTATCTAGTAAAGAAGTTAATGAGTTTAGAGTTTCTTTAGCATATAGAGATTCTTCCCAATAACACATATTGATATGTCTATAACAAATTTCTTATTCAGTAAACACCGGATATAATATACACAAACAATGGGCATGGAACGGCAGCTTAGGTCTGTCTGTGTGTATTCTGTATTGCTCATCAATGCAGAACTGGCATGGGTTTTTAGATGTTACTGCTGTTCTCCATCCCTTGAAATTTGGAATGTTTTTCCATGAATTGTAATTTGCTTCATTGAAAATACCTAGAATCATCTGCTGTTCTATAACATACAACTGGCTTATACCGTTTGTGGCATATCCTCTACCGTAGTGTTTCTGTTTGCTTGGCGGAATAAATGATACGTTATATGGTGATGATATGTTGTTCCATATCTTCTTTTGAACCTCATCCGTTATTTTTTCTATATTGTTCGTTTTTATGGAAAGTAATGTATTGGCAAGATATACTTCAACAACAGAGCGAAATCTGTTTGTATTTGTGTTTATTCTCTGCTTTGTCGTTTCTCCACCGTATGTCCTTTCCATATATTCCTTAATGCCGTTGTCCGTCATTGAAATATACTCCCATCCAAGATCATCGTTTAGTTCGAGTGACAGCTTATTACTTTCCAATACATATTGGTATATGTCGTTATATATATCTTCACGGAACTTTTTGGTCAGTTCTAGCACTTTTTCTTTTTGGCTATCCGGGAGTTTTGATATTGACTTAAACGATTTAGCCCCTGCCAAAAGAAATACGGCTAGAAGGTCTTTAGAAAACTTCTCCGCACGCTCTCTGGTTGACGATTTTATACCGTTTGCAAGTCTTTTTACTTGGAAGTAATAGTCTGCAATCTTAGATGTTTCTTCTTTGTTGATCATTGGCTTCTACTCTTTCTGTTATACCGTTTGCTACCATATTTATCATCAAACTCTTGAAATCACTTTGACTGTAAACCTTTTGTCCGATTGATGCTAGAGTTTGAAAGATTACAATTTGATTCTCGTACAAAACCTTTTGGTTCTGTATGATAGTGTCAAGTTTCGATAATATTTCTCTTTCGTTGTCCATAGTGCAAAGGTATGTATTTTAAATAAAAAAGGCAACAGTGAAGATTCACATCTGTCTGCTGCCAAAGTAAAAACATCGTAATGGTTTCATTTAGATAGTGCAAAGTAACAGAAAATATGGTATGGTATTAATGTACATTTTCACACACATTTTAGAACGTTAATCCGTTCTGGGCGATACCAACGCCCACTATCGGCTATCATAAAAGAATCACCGAATACTTTATAATGGTGTTCATTTGTTCCTTAATGCACATCTAAATATCAACTAGCCTAATTATTACATTGCAAATATAATACTTTTTTGTATATTTGCAATGTATCAATAAATAAAAAGGCATTTATAACCAATTAAACACTATTTAACAAAATTAGTTATGTTATAATTTAATTTATAGTTATATTTGCAATATGAAACGAGCATATAAATATAGACTTAATCCTACTCCTGAGCAAATTGTTTTCTTCAACAAATCTTTCGGGTGTTGTAGGTTTGTATATAACTATATGCTCGGTAAACGTATAGAAGCGTATCAGCGTGACAAGACGAAGATAGGATGGGTTGAACTGGCTAAGATGCTTACAGAACTTAAAAAGGAAGATGGGAAGGAATGGCTTTCGGAAGTATCAAACGAGTGCCTGCAACAATCCATAAGAAATATGGACAGCGCGTTCGTGAAGTTCTTCCGTGAAAAGGCAGGCTTCCCAAATTTCAAGGCGAAGCATTACAGCCGACAGTCATACAAGGCTATAAATTCGGTGTCTGTTGACCTTGACAACAACAAGGTAAGACTTCCAAAGATCGGATGGGTTAAATTCTTTCCGAACAGAAAGTTTGACGGTAAAGTATGCTCTGCCACGGTAAGCAAGACGCCAACGGGTAAATATTTTATTTCTGTCCTTGTTGACGATGGAAAGGAAATACCTGTAAAGCCTGCTGTCAGATATGATACGTCTATCGGTATAGATGTCGGTATAAAGGATTTTGCAGTATGTTCAAACGGTGATGTGTATGCCAATCCCAAATATCTTGAGAAATCGGAAACAAGACTAAAGGTGTTGCAAAGAAGATTCTCAAAGACAAAGAAAGGTTCCAATCGAAGAGAACGGGCAAGAAAAATCCTGGCAAGACAGTATGAGAAGGTTTCCAACCAACGCAACAATTTCCTGCATCAAGTCACATCAAAGATTGTCCGTGAAAACCAAACGATAATCATTGAGGATTTGAATGTAAAGGGTATGTTGAAAAACCACCGTCTTGCAAAATCCATATCATCCGTTTCATGGAGCGAGTTTTTCCGACAGCTTGAATACAAGTGCGAATGGTATGGACGCAACCTTATACGTATCGGACGTTTTGAAGCAAGTTCCAAGACGTGTATATGCGGATACGTTAATAGTGAATTGAAACTCAGTGACCGTGAATGGGTTTGCCCGAAATGCGGAAGGCACAATGATCGTGACATTCTCGCTTCGGTAAACATCAAACGGTTCGGACTAATATCACCCTTGGTAGAAGGGATTGAGGACGTGGAGTGGTCGGCAGTAGTCGGGACGGTGAAACGTCAATATGTATGTGTATAATTAATCATATATAATTACCTCATGGAACTATTAGTAGAAAGAAAATGGTGTAAGCCTGATTATACTATAGGGCGTTTGTATATTAATGGTGAGTTTTTCAGTAATACGCTTGAAGATCGTGTTGTTGACGTGAATAAGAACGGAGTGTTTGATGGAAACGAGAAGAAGGTTTATGCTGAATCTGCTATCCCTTACGGTAGATACCAGGTGATATACAACTGGTCACCAAAATTCGGGCGTAATATGCCAAGGTTGTTGAATGTGCCTCATTTTGAGGGTATTCTTTTTCACGCTGGGAATACAGCAAAGGATTCTGCCGGGTGTATCCTTGTTGGTAACAATACATCAAAAGGAAGGCTTACTGAATCACGCTATACTTCTGACAAGTTGAACAAATTGATTGACGATGCGATAAAGCGTGGCGAACAGGTTTGGGTTACGATAAAGTGATTAATCATACGTTAAAGGAAATATAGGAGCGATATTTTTGTCGCTCCTTGCTTTATAGTAATAACAGATGTATAGTGCTATACTATTCTCGCCAATTTTCCATCGGACGGTTTTCCGCCAAACAGGTGATTGATGTATGCAAGACCTTTTTGTGTGCATAGAACAACCATCACGACAAAACCTGGGTGATTCTCTCTTGGAATAGGTTTTTCTTTCATCTCGAAATACCCAGCATCAATATACTTCTGTTTTGGTTCGTTCCTGTTAGCAAAGAATACTCCTGCTTCACGAAGTTTTTTGAACAAAGAGTTTCTCCCAAAAGGCAATCCAAGTATCTTTGCCGCCTGTCCTATATCGCACTTGCCTTCCATTGCAAAGGCTTTGTCGGCGAAGTCCGCTTTGGGCTGAATTTTGGCAATCTTGGCATCTTTTTGTTCGATTTGCTTTTTCTGTTGCTCCGATTCAATGCGCAACCGTTCTTTCTCCTTTTCAGAAGCTACCAAAGCTTCCAAGGCTTCAAGATAGGTTTGCGGAGTTTGGATAGCCTTTTTCTCATTTTCGAGATATTCAAGACGGTCTATGATTTTTTCACGTAGAACTGCATCGTAGCCCGAAGCGAGAATAAGACAACCTTTCGGAGTTAGATTAAATAGAGGTCTTTCTTGACCGTTAGCGTCTGTGTATGAGCCCAATCCAAAATTGGATTCGGCTACACCTTGCGATAATAGATTGCGAATATCACGCATAACATGGGCATGTTGTTTACCCGTGACCTCTGCTATTTCAAGGGAGGTCATACCTTTTTGATTTGGAATTAAACTTTCCATACTTACTATTGTTTGGCATTATAATTATAGACGGAAAAACGGCTGCCATTTCCCGTGTCGCCAAACAATAGTAAGATTTTCTCCGAAGAGGAAATATTACGCAGGAAAGACAGCCGTGTATTTTCATACAAGCGATTGGGCATAAAAAAAGCCCAGCTAATATAGTGAGCTATAACCGTGCTCTACGGAGAAATAATACTTTACTATTGTTTGGCACCACAAAGTTACAACAATTCCTTAAACTACCAAACGAAAACAATATTTTTTTGAAAGCTGCGTCGGCAAAGTCCGCTTTGGGCTGGAGTTTCTCTATCTGTTTTTGCTGCTTTTCATTCTCCAAAGCCAAGCGTTCTTTCTCTTCTTCGGCTTGAATCACCATTAATGCAAGCTCCTTTCGGGAAAGTTCATGTTTGTTTTCCTCACATGCGATAAAATATTTTCTAGCTTGCCTTCCCCGTTCGTTGTTTTCAATCATAGATAGCTCTTTTGCCATACTGATTGACAGAGCATATTCGATTCGTTTAGTAACTCCTATTTCTCGCTCCACAATTTCGGTGAATGATTGAAAATCAACACCTTCAATAAAATCATAAGATTTAATGCGATCTTTAATCCATGTTGAAAAATCCCTTTTACTTTCAAGAAAAGAATGCAAATCACGTGCATTAACGGCTTTCTTACCGTTATTATCACTAATAGGAATAAGTTCATTCGTTGTGACGTTCATATTTTAACGAATTGTGATAAAAAGAAACCCTCCGTAGGTGTGAACGTCACAACATACGCAGGGCATAGAAGTCGCAGATTGTTTCCTTTCTGCCACCTTAGAGGGATTCTTAATATCTTGTACAAAATCTGTTCGATTTATTTTGCCAAATATTATTATGTTATGACGTTCACCACAAAGAAAAGCATAATTTGTGATATATCAAAACTTTGTGGTGTTTTTTTCTACATCAATCCAAGCACCATACCTACTGCTCCCCAGAATACATCTCTCCATTCGGGCACTCCTTGTCTAAGCCACTTATCGTATATTATTTCTTTTCCCACAAGAATAAACAAGGTCAGTGCTATTGCTGTCCATACGGAGAAAAACCATTGCGCCATGCTTACTACAAGTATTCCTGCAATGAGGTGTTCCATTCCGTCAACTCTCAAATTGTTGAGGCAAATATAGTCTAATGCCCTTCTTATTTTTCTTAGTAATTTTGTAAATTTTCCCATATTTAGCTGTTATCGTTGTTTTCGTTGTTTTCATTGTTTTCATTATTTTCCTCTATCACCCTAGCTTCCATATCGTTTAATCTTCTGTCTTGTTCGTCCATTCTATCATCTTCGTTATTTGCTGAGAAATCACTTTCCTCTCTTGCTGTCTGTAATGATATTATTCGGGAGTTCACAAGCTGAACGAGTGTATTGTTCCATTCGGAGAAATCTATGTATGAGTATGGTTCTATGGTAGCGTTTATTCTTAGAGCGTTATAACCTGTTGCGTCACCTTCCATTACTCCTACATAGTATTTGAATATATTGGCCATGTCATTTATGGCTGTGTTCATCATTTGTGCATCACTTCTCGCCCATTCCATTTCCGGCTCATAATACATTGCTGTTGTTCCAGTAGGTCTGTCACCTGACGATGATTGCATTGGCGGAACGACACCGCTTCCGTCAAGTATTCCGTTGTATATGTTATCTATTTCGGTGAACAGTGAGTTTGAAGCATCCATTTTACCCATGAACTGTGCATCATCTTCTGCTCCTACACGTAAAATGGAAGTTCCTCCTAGTCCGTTTCTTTGAATGTTTATTCTTCCGTTAGTCTTGATAAGTAGCATTTGGAATGCCTGTCGTGTGTTGTATTCTCCTATCATGGACATTAAGAACTCGAAATCGTCTATCAAGTCCTGTACTGCCCCCCAAAATGGAAGTTCAAGCCGTAGATATACTACAGGTGTAAATCCCAGGTTATGGAATTGATGCAGTTGTATGATATTTCCGTTTTCGTCAATATCCGTTGCTATATCTCCGTTGGAATCAAGCGTGTAAAACTCATCTTTAGTCCATACATCGACAAGTGTGTCTGTATGCTCTTCTCCATCAGCCGAGATATATGTGGTTGTATATTCCCTTGCGAAAGCTATTCTTTCCCCTCTTCTGTTTTTATGTTCATACAGTATATCTCCTTTTGAGTAGCTGAAAGACCTGTATTTTATCTCGTCCTTATCCTTATATATATATATGGCAGCATCTCCTACCTTTCCGGCTTCGCTTATAAGTTCAAACTTGGCTGTTTCCATGAGAGAATCAGTCCAGTATTCCTTGTATGTTGTCAGCTTATCCCTGTTCTGCTGGTTTGACGCGCTTTTCTTTATCTGGAATTTAAGAGGATTGGTACATAGGTGTGATACCCTTTTCTTGTGTATCATCCTTTGAAGAGGAAATGCTCGTCTTTGCAGTACATAGGGAGTTGATGCCAATTTCTTTTTTCTTTTCTGAGCACCTACATTCGCGCTTTCATCATCCGATGATGTGGCATCCTCGTCTGACGGGATACTGTCTTTCCAGTCGGGTCTGTTGTGTATATAATGTCCTGATGTATCCCATTGTGCTAGAAAATCATCTTGTGACATATATTTGTATATCAAAGTGGAGCGTCTTGGTTTTTTCTTTGTTCCTCCACCTCTCCCATCGTCACATCTTGACGGAAGTGCCACTTTGAACGGTTCTTTTCGTAATAAAACGTCTAATTTTAAAATTTCCATAGGTAATTATAAATATTTTAATTCATCCATTATATCGTTAGGTATGTCAATCATTACATCGCATATATCAAAATATGTCCTGTATAAAAATGTTCCTTCTATCAAGTCAGGAGAGCATCCTACAATCTTTTTTGCCTCCTGTTTTTTCAACAGCCTTAGTTTCCCGTTTTCCCTTTCCACATCACGTCTTATTGCTCTTCTCTGGTCCATCAGTGCTTCCCGTATTGTTTTGTTTACATATGGTTTGTCAAGAAGTTCCGGGTTTATACTGAATCCGCAATATCCTAGGTTTGTTCCTTTTATACGTGTTACCATCTCATCGGCAAGCTGTGCCCTTAGATCGAAATAGAATCTTACAGGTTGATCATCCTTGCTTTTGTCTAGTCTTTTCGGAACACCTCTAAGTATTGCCAGGCTTTCGGGAAATGCGTCACGGAATGTAGGTGCTCCAAGACCGTCAAATGCCAGTCTGTTTTCACCAATTCCCCATTTCCGTAGATTGTTTCTTACCCATCGGTTCAAATCCCTAGGCTTTAATGTGTTTGACCATTCTAGGTCTTGTAAGTGATGTCCTATGAAGTGCCCCATTACACAAACGTCACCAAGACCGTATGCTATATCCAGTGTAGCACATTCAAAGTAATCGTCAAACACAGGCTGAGATGAGAACATTTCCTCCATTTCGTCACGGGTTATCCACTCGTTTCCCCCTTTTATCAGCTTCCATGAACCTAATGCGTTTATGGATACTTCTTGTGCTGTTCCTCCAAGGTTTTTCTGATAGTCGGGATTGGAAGCCATAAGTATCTTGTTATCTTCCAGCCCGGAAGCTATAAAGGTTATGCTCTTGATGTATCTTTTACAGTTTGTTTCGTCAATTTTGGTATTTTTACCGAATCTTGCGATGATATAATCTTTTGCCTGAGCAAATACTTCTTGTGGGCTGTCACCCCATGCCGTTTCATGTATAGTATCTCCATATTGAAAGAAATATCTTACCTTTCCCGATCTTTCCGGAATTGCTATTCCGTCATCGTCTACCCACCATGATACCATTGCTCTCCAGAAATCGCTGTACGGATTTGGGTTGCACGCGCCTATAAGACTTGTTCTTAGTCCTGATGATGAACGCAATACCGTTTGAAGGTAGTTTATGATAGGTTCTGTTGCCTGTGAGCACTCGTCTATCGCCACCTTGACAACGTTACCACCCTGTTGTCTGTCCTTAAATTCGCTTACGCCTTTTTCTCCCGACAAGCAGGCATCCCCAAAATAATCATATCGTATTTCACCTCCTGCGTCAAGTCTTGAAAGGCGTTTTGAATCAATATACTCACCATAAGGTTCAACCATCTTTGAAACCACTTTAAGAATACCGTCCGCTTTTTCTGCGGATGTCTTGTCCTTACGGAAAACAAGTGCGGAAAATGACGGATAGTTGCATGAACTTAGTATATCAATTCCAAGGCATACGGATTTTCCTCCCCCACGATTCCCGTGAAGTATCTTTATCCCTGCCCTGTTCCTTAGAAATGCCTCCTGTGAACCTTTCTGTGGGGCAAGCATATTTACCTTGTACCCCTTGCTTCTTCTGTCCTCTATATATCTTTGGACGAAATCAAGGCTTTTATATGGTATGATTCCCCTTTTGCCATATCGTTTCAGCGATTTGACAACATCCTTAGTCTTTAATCCTCGGTATTTTAAGTCAATTTCTTCCATCGTTTTCTATGTATCCCGCAAATATAATATTTTTTTAAATATTTTTTTGCTTATACACATTTTTTAACTACATTTGCATCGGTAAGAGGTACTTACTGTGCGCAAAGATCTTGTGCATGAATCACATAAAAAATAAATAGTATATGGATGAAAATGTAAAAGTCATTTTTGAAGGTATCAAGAATGCGTTGGGAGAAAGTAGCTCCGTTATTACAGATCGTACAATCGAACAGACAATTAATGAGTTCTCAGCGTTCGCACCGCAGGAAAATGCGGAAAAGTTCTGGAATGAAAGTGTTGTGAATCATTTAAAGAACACTGTGGCAGGTCAGGTAAGAGCGTTTGCGTCTGATAAGCGCAAAGAGTGGGATACAATCAAGGAACAGGAGATATCCAACTTGAAAAAGGAATGGGAAAAATCACATTCGTCACAACAACAACAACAACAACAACAACAACAACAACAACAACAATCATCCGAACAGAAACAGTTTGAGTTGCCCGATGATGTCAAGGCTAAACTTGAAGAGTTTGAAAAGTTCAAGAAAGAGTTTGAAGCTAAAGAGCAGGAGGAAAAGCAGAAGCAGATTGTAACTGAAAAGCGCAAGAAGCTGTCTGATTTGATTAAACGCCCGGAAGCGGGTATGCCTAACGAGTTGTTGCGCAACATCATTTTTGAGAACATTCAGATTTCGCCCGAAGAGGAAGATACAAGCATTCTTCTGAAAATACAGGGAAAGTACAATGAAACGTGTACTAAATACACAAAGGATGGCATTAATCCTTTCATCTCTGACAAGGGTGGTTCTAGCGATGTAAAGTCATTCATAGATAGAAAGAGAGAAGAAGATAAGGCTAACAAGGAAAACAACATTGTCAGCCGATATTACAGTAAAATTAACAAATAGTTTTTTTAATTATGAAAGCAGGAGTTCTTGCAACAAGTTATAGTAAGATTGGTGGCGCAAGACATATCTTTTCTAATGATACGTCTTTGCACGTACTGTTGGTAGGATGTAACGTTCCAGTAGAACGTATGCCTACAGTTGGGAACAAACTTCCGGCTGGCACTATGATTAAATGCGATTCCTCAAAACAGGATGGCGGTGATATTCACTATTCATTCAGAATGTATGAGAAATCGGATTCTGGTGCTACGGTAAAAGTTGAAAAAATCATGGGTAATACAGTTGCCAAGGTTGGTATGGTTGTCGGCAAAGCACCTACTACTGCCGCAGGTACTACAACTGGTTTTACCATTAACGCTATTGATTCGTCACATGACGAATATGACATCCTTACATTGTCCGCGGATGCAGGTAAATTGGAATTGACCGATATTTTAGTTGAAGTTACACAGGTTGGTGCTAGCGCAAAATTCAAGGTTATTCCTAATGCTATCCTGCCTTATGATGTTGACACCATTCCCGGTGCCACTCTCTATCCTTTCAACGGTGCATGGATGGTGACAAGTGAGATTTTGGAAAAACGCATTCCGCCCGTAGCTTCGGCAATCAAAAAGGCGATGAAGGATGATGAATCATATCCTTGCGTTTTCCGTTACACATTGTATAACTAATTAAATTTTTTCGTTTTATGCAAAGATCGACATTTAGTTTCTATGATTGGCATTTCTCCATGGAGATGCAGGAACTTATGGATTATGCCAATCAGAAATTTGATAACGAAAACTGGAGAAGCTACGGAGATTGGGATGTTCCTCAGATGAGTAAATCATGGAATGTCATGGTTGACGAATACACACAGGCTACCCGTCCTGTAATGCTGGCTCCTTTGGCTGAAAAGCCTATCATGGATACTACGGGATTTGAATGGTATTCTGGCCGTATTCCGAAGATGGGTCACGCCATTCAGTTTATGGAAACCGATATTCAGGAGTTCTATGAACTTGACATTCCGCAAGGCGCATTGCTTGACAAGATCCGTGAGAAATGGTACACAAAGATGGAAGCGTGTATCCAAGGTTTCCATACCGAGTTGAACTGCATGACTTATCAGGCTCTTTCTACAGGTATGCTTAACTATACAGCTAGTGGTACCAACTCAATCCCTGTTCAGATTGACTATCGTGTTCCTGCAAAACACAAGTTGAAAGCGTTGAAGCAGAAATGGTTTAGCGATACAGACTGGACACCGAACGAGAATGCAGATCCTATTAAAGACCTTCAAAGAATGTGTAAGATTGCCGACAATGACGGTGTACCATACGACCACTTTGAAATGTCCAAGGATTTGTATGACAACTTCCTGATGCACCCGAAAGTGACAGCAGCAGTACAGGCTCGTCTTGTTCCTGCCGCAGCATCTACTACAATCTATCCTATGAACAATCAGGAGATTGTTGATGTGCTGATGAAGGTGTTCTCTATTCCTGTGATTATTCCTGTTGATGAAAAATCAAAATGGAACAAACTTGGTGTGATTGAGGAAGCCAAACCGTCTTTTGAAAAGAACACCGTTGTTCTTGTTCAGAGCGGTCAGTTCTTCCGTATAAAGAACTCACCGTCAATGTATTTGCAGGATACCAACCCGGCTGTACGTATTTCTTCTTTGGAAGGCGGACGTATCGCGTTCTTGCATCAGTATTCTTCCGAACCGTATGCGGAGAAGAGTTCAGGTGAGTTGTGGGCATGTCCTGTGATGAAGAATCCGAACAACCTTATCATTATGAAGGTTGACGAACAGTCAAATACGGGATTGTAAAAGGTTGAACCATGAAGGTCATTATTGATATAAATGGCGAAGGCACAGCAAAGGGCGCAGGGGAGTATTTCATTGGAGATACTCTCACGCTCCAAGCTATTCCCGAAGAAAGTGTAGAGTTCGGATACTGGCTTATTGCCGACAATGAAACATTGAAGCCGGAAGATAGACTGAAAGTTTCGGATAATCCGTTTACTATTCAAGTTACCCCTCAGATAACAGCAAAGGGTAACATGAAGGTGGAAGCATATTTCTATATGTCTATGCGTGAATATCTGAAAGCACAGATTGACTATGAGTTGAAAAACACATCGTATATCAGTGTTGCCCAGAAATGGGGATTCCGTTTGTCTGATGACAGCCGTGAAACGTCTGAGATGAAGAAGGATTTGGCTTATGCTGACTTGTTGCTCATTGTTTGCACTGCCCCTTCAACGATACAGGGAAAGACGAAGAAAGCCGGGAACTGGTCAATTACCGACACAAGCAAGACTATTTCTATCAATGACAAGAAAAGATTGGAGCAACGCGCAAAGGATTTATACGCCAAATGGGGTTTGAATTTGGATGTTGGAACTGATGTTGAAATAACTAGATTAAGATGGTAGTATGGGAAAGAGTATTTTAGGTGAGGATATGTTTCCTGATATGGTGAGAATTTATCAGAACAAGAACAGTTCGGATAAATATCAGACCACCCCGTATTGGGAGATGATATACGAAGGAAGGGCAAACATACAGGAAAAGGATACTGGTTCGGAAACGAATGATGTTGACAAGTCCGAATATGCTGCCTACCTAGAAGATAACGATGTAACCATACCTTCCGGGTGTCTGTTGGATTGGCAGAATTTCAACCATCCGTTTTCGGACAACAGCAATAGCTGGCGTGAGATAAAGAAACCTCCATTTAACAATATGGAATTTGGTACGGTAATATACTTTAACCAAATAGAAAACTAGAATACTATGACAATCAACTGGACGGAAATAATACTTGCTTTGTTGGGTACTAATGGTATAACCCTTCTAACTTCAATATTACTGTTTAAGCAGAAGAAGGAAAAAATGGAAACTGAAATTGATTCTTCTACCTTGGACAATCTTGAAAAAGGGTTTGCTATTCAGGGCGCTCAGTTGAAAAAGGCACAGGAAGAAATATTGAGTTATCAGCAATCTCTTCATGATGCTTATCAGAAGATACAGGAGCTTTATAATGAGATGAACAAAATCAAAAACGAGTTGAAATGCGCAAAAGATGATCGAGATTCATTAAAAAAGCAGATTGATAAACTGAGTAAACCAGTAACAAGAAAGACAAGTACAAAAAATGCAGGCAAATAACAACGATAAAGTATTGAAAGAGTTTGGTAGTAATGTCCAGCTTGCCTTGGATGCTTCTATCATGCAGTTCATGGAAGATATCGCCACGAATATCATGGATGATATAAAAGACATGGAGGGATTTACCAATCAGACTTTCAATCTTGAAGATAGTTATGGTTGTGGCATTTATAAAGATGGGGTCCTAAAGAAGATTGTGTGGGCAAATGCAACGAAAGTTGCAAATGAACCTAGGAAACGTAACAATGTAGAATATTGGGGGCGTGAACTTGCCGAAGATTTCTTCAACAGTTACAAATCCGATGGTTCTGACAAATATGAACTGGTTGTCGCTGCTGTCATGTATTATGCCAAGTATGTGGAGAACTATCATTTGTTGAATGTTCTTTCAGATTCTTGGATTAAGACAAAGACAGATTTAAAAGGGGGCAAATATACTGTGGTTTTTAAGAAAATTGCAGCTAATATGTTAAACAAATATTTTAAGTGAAGTTATGGGCTACTTTAATCCTTCAACAATAAATACCACCTTGTACAATATTGTATTGGACAAGAAGATTGCTGACGATGTATATAAGGTACAGCGTCCTGCAAGTGTTGATGATAAGGTAACTAGTTTTATTGTCGTAAACAACAATACAAGAATTGTAAGCAATACCGAGGGCGGCCCTTACGGTCACTTCGGGAAAGGCGAAACAATGGCTACGGTTACTTTGTTTGTAAGGGCATTGCCTGGGAACATATATCCGTCTGTCATGGATGCGTTGAGTGAAAAGATGGTAGAACTGTTTCCTCAAAAGACTGTGCAGCTTCATTTCGAGATATTTAATGTTTTACCACCAATGTTTGACGGGGTTGGGTTCTATTATATGTCCGTCCTGTTGAATGTTGACATTTCAAAGGATTAGCCGCATGAAAAACGTGAGAAAAAACAGTGGAGGCGCATCGGTAGATACGTTCTCAACAATTAACAATAACTTTTTAAATACAGAAAATAGAATGGCACGAGTAAATTTAGACACCAGCCCTGCTTACTTGAACGGGCAGTCGGCTGCTTTGACATTTGATGCGATTGAGATTACCGATAAAACTCAATATTCAAGTTTTAAGAATCCGAAGATTCTTCCCAATATTGAATCTGGTACTACGGAATCCGTTGGTACTGACGCTGACACTTCTGAAACAAAGAACGAGCAGGGTGCTACCGTATTCCAGAATATCACACCGGGTACTATGGCATTTACCTTTACAGGTATGTCCACTTCAAAAGCCGCTTTCGCTTTCTTTACACAAGGGGACGAAGCCAAGGCTGAGTTGGAATTAAGTAGTTTAACTGATACTGTTGATGCTTTCGGTAAGGGAGCTTCTCAGAAACTGAAAGCGTTTGGTGCAAGTGCATTCAAGCAGTTTGTACGTCCTATCGGTATTATCAACGGTGCTGGTGATCGTATGATCTTCTTCCCGAAGGCATCATGGGCTGTCAGCTTCACAGGTGCTCCAAGTAACGCAGGATACCTTGGATTCTCCGTTACTGTGACAGCATTGGAAGTTAACACTCAGTATTTGAAAACCATGATGGTTCTCGAACTTGACAATTCGGGTATCAATGGTTGATGTAGACGAGTTATGAATTATTAGCCGGGCGTTTTCGTCCGGCTTTATTGTTTTTTAACTGTTTCTATTTTATTGATATTAACTTTTATTGTATTTTTGTGATAAAAAGAAATATAATGAACGATAAAGAATTGTCTGATAAATTAAAGCAAAAGGCTATAAGTCTTGGGCTGTGTAATGAATGGACAAATGAATGGGGAAACCCGGATAAATATGAATTATGCGAGAAATATATCAGAGGCATTGACTTCTGCCTGTTAAACAGATACCCGTCAAATGAAATAATCAAGAAGGAATTTGCAGGAGTTAGGGAGAAGTTTAATGTCTTCGTTGATGATACCAACCTTTTCATAAGCAATCCTAAATGGTCTATTTTTAACGGTTCGTGTGATTGTGTTGTCACATTCAACGATTTCGGTATAGGAGAGATGTATGTCAAGGATAACAGCCATGTAAGCCTTGTTGCGCTTGATAACAGCATAGTACACGTTTCTTTGATTGATGATGCAAAACTTGATATTGTATCGTCTAAATATACCAAGGTGTTCGTACATACAAATACTCCAAAGAACATATCAAAGGTGGATGTGAAAGGAAAATTAATGATTAAACCGTTCAAGTTAGTTTAAAAAATGGGAATATTTAATTGGAAACAACCTGACTTAGATGATCAGATAAAGATGCAGAAGTTTGCCACTCATAAATACAAAGAGGTTATGGTTGGCAATAAGAAATTCAAGGTGCGTGGTCTTAGACTAGGCGCATACGATTATATTGTAGACAAGCTGTTGATACGTGACATTATCAACCCCGATACAGCGAAAAAGGAAATGATTGCAATTATGAAAAATGACGCATCTATTCCGTACAAAGTTGCAGCGGCAGGAGTATTGAATAACTATTGGTTTTTTGAGATAATTCCTTTTGCAAGGCGTATATACGCTTGGTGGTTAAGCAGGCACTATGACCATAAGGAACTCACTCCGTTGATAGAAGCCATCGTGGAGGGGGCTAATGTAAGTGATTTTTTTACAAATACAATCCGTTTAGCGTTCTTGATAGATACGACAGCGACATTAAGCAAGAAGGATGCCATGAAATTATCTCTCGATGCAAAATCGGCTCACGAGGATCTATCCAAAAAGATTTCCCCCAATTCAGAGGAGATTTAAGGCTATTCGGAGGATTGATGATAATCAAGGACTGGGCTTTGCTATGGAAATATTCATGGAGTTATATACAGGCAGTAATAATGGACCAGCCTAAACTTGATTATCATTTTGAAGAGAAAATGAAGTTGTACAAGGCTTCTCTTACAGAAGATTTATATAAGGAAGCTAACAAGGATGCAAGTGGCTTTATATATAGATTCAAAGAATCTAAACCTAAAGAAGAGCATCCCGATATATTACTAAAAGATGTTTTGCGATGATAACAAAATACGATCCTAAAATATATCCCCTTAAACTGTATGTTGCAGTGGGGGATGATCAATGGGGGGGAATATATAGAAAATTCACCAAACTTAATCATGATCCGATAGATACATCCAAAGATGAAATTAAGGGCTGTAAAGGCATGACTATTTTTGTAAGGGAAAAAAGTACAAACCATTTAGGTGTACTTATTTGGTTATCCAATGATGGTATAGGGGTAAGCACTGTTGCTCATGAATCTGCTCATTATGTTTGTAATGTATTTGATTATTGTGATATAGCAATGGGGTATAAAAATGGGCAGGATGAGCACTTTGCATACTTTATAGGTTGGTGTGTTGAATGCGTAATGGATAGCGTTACGAAATATTTAAAAAACAATAAACATGAAGATTAATTTGTTTGTAAACGGAAATTTGGTGTGCGACCGAAGCAAAGCGAGGGAGCACAGAGGGCAGTCGAAGTTGTAACACTATGTGGTGAGGAACTTCCTAGTGATTATGACATTTCTGATGCTGTTATAATTGATGGCGATATTCATTGTCGTAGTATCAGTTGTAATGGCATTGTTGTTTGTAAAGGTTCTTATACCGTTATAGAGGAAGGGGGTAATTATGGGGCACTCTAACGGTAAAATTACTGCACCTGTCGGATTGGATAGTGATGTATATCCTACTCTAGGTATCGGTCCTACTAGTGATGGTTATGATTTAGGGTATGCGTGCGCAAATACGCATGGGAAAATAAATAAATGGAGCAAGAAAAAGCCTGTAAGATATGCTGATGTGGCTATAAACTCAAAATTAGATACTTGGTGGAAAGGTGATAATAATGCTAATTGCGGGTTGAACGTAAATGTCAATGGGGATGTATTGTCTAGTTACAAAAATAATACATCTTATGAATATGAGCCTCCAAGAGGTGGGAATAGCGAACCATTTAGGCTATTGGATTTTGATTGGTATTATCATAATGCGGAAACGTTTTTAAGGACGCGCGTAATTAAAGATGATGTTGTTACAGTAAATTATCAAGCTCAGACGGTATATTTATATCAAGTACGTTATACGAAAGTTTCAGACAATAGTATAGTCCTTAGTGATTTGGATTATGCGTTAAGTCATACGGTTTCTAAACTTAAATTAGCTGTTGATTTGTATTATCAAAATCCGCTTACTACTATGCCTGTTCCTGCTGTTATAAGAACTATTTTGGCTAGTACGCCTATTGAAAACGGAGGAATGGGTACTCAAATAGAATTTAGATTTTCTGAATCTGATATTGGGAGAAATATTTATGCACTTTTTTACCTACGAGATGAATCATATCCTATGAGCGTTCCTATTCCTTGGGATAATGACAATTATCCTGTTATGATATTTAGAATAGTAAATGAACCTTTAATATCTGCTCTTCTTAACGGTATTGCATATTATGGTCAAATGAATTGGCATGATCTTACTGCTGGCATAAATCCTAGTAACCCGTTTGATATCTATACTAAATATTCAAATATTTTATTTAAGTTTACGGTTACTAATAAAAGAGAGGGGAATACTAACATAACCAAACAATATAGATTTCGTATAGAAGTTAACGGTACTCTTAATTCAAGTGGAAGCGATTCTGTATCTAGATATTATAATGCTGAGTTTGTTACAGGAATAGACATGAATCCTATGACATCAGACATAATACTTTCTGGTAAAGAAACTAAGACTGTTTATGTAACCGTTGGATCTGCCTTTGAAGATTTTGTTACAGGTACATCTAAAATGGTTCGTGTTAATTTACAAGCACAACAATATGGGCAAAATCAATGGACAAATTTAAGCATGAGAGCTATATTCATAAAGTCTAGTAGTATGATGTCATAGGTTATGTATTAAACACCGGATAGCATTAATATACGATCTTACACCAAATAAATTTTATCAATTCCCAATAAAATAAGCCCGAAAGTTACACGAACTTTCGGGCTATTTTGTAACCTGAAAACAATATGAAACCGATACCTATGTATCCAAGATTGATCAGTATTTTTTGCCATTTAGACAATTCCTTTTCTACCTTTACTTCTACAATTTTCTCTACGGTTATTATAGAATCTTTCGTCACTACCGTTTCTTTTTCCAAAGATGGAATACTGTCTTGTAGAAAGTCTTTCTTGTTTTTCAAACTATGAAAAAGCCTGCCATCCGACATTATTTTAGCGTCTGATATGGCTAATGATGTTTCCAAGTGTGAACTATCTTCAAATGTTGTATGTTGTATGTGTTCTGTTGGAAGAGTTATTATTTTTGATTGCCATACTACTCTTTCCGTTACTGTCGTGTTGTGGTCTACTATAGTTGTATTTGTCGAAGATGGAAGTAGCTTGCGTGAACAAGAACACGACAGTAACAAAAAAAATAGCAATATAGGAAACGGCTTATTCATCGACAAGATTTGTTGCGATAAGCGAGATAAATTCCTCCTTCGGTATTTCCAATGCTTCGGGAGAGTTCCATTTCACTTTAATTGCACCGTCAGTACCAATAAGTTCAATGATTTTAGCGAATCCTTCAAAAGCGAATTTTCTAGGCTTCATATCACATTCCTCTTTCATTTTCTCTTGGTATGCTTCGGAGTATGCCTTGTTCAACTCTTCTGTTTCCTTGTTGAAATCTTCTTCTGTCTTTCTGATTTCATCCGCTTCTTTCTTTTCCTCTTTTGTCGCATCTTCCTTTCCGTCAATCTCTCTCATGCGATTGATTTTCTGTGCGCGCTCGTCATATCCTTCCTTCTTTATTTCTTTAAGAACCTGTTGCATATCATCATCGAATGCTTTTGCGGCTTTGTCGTAAGCGACACGCATAAGCATGATTTTTGCTTTCAGTTCTGATGGAAGTTCCTTCCCTTCTAGTGATAAGGGAATATTCAAGAGAGTTAATCTCTTTAAAAACATTTCTTGGTTCGTCATTTTTCTTGCCTTTTTAGATTGAAACTGATGAGATGCCTTTCGTGTTAATGTATTTTTTCACATCGGTTACGAAAGAGTTGATGATGGTAATGATAGCAATTTGTGCTTCCAAGTCGGGATGATCGTTGTAGTTGATTGCGATACCACCGTTCTGATTGAAATAGAATGTGGCGAGTTGGTTCTCTGATTCCAATGACTTCACCTCTCCGCCATCAAATGAATCAATGTTTTTTCCGTTTGATACGTTTACATTCGCATTCACCTTGTATTGTTTTTCCACATTAGCTTCATTGCTGAATGTTACGCTGGCTGAATTTACGCCAACGAGTGTTACTTTGTTTTCTTCTATAGCCATAGTTAAAAAATTATTTTATTGCAAAGATAACATAATCGTTTTTAAGTACCATTTTAAATATGTTAAAAAATACTAATGGATTTTTGTTTGTTGTAAATCATGCTCTTGTGATTATTTTTGCTATTTTTGCAATAATTAAAAAACAATAACTATGGCTGATGTTGATTTAGGAGCATTAAAGTTTAAGATTGGGCTAGATGATTCCGGTCTTGACAAACAGATAAAGGATATACAGAAGAAGTTGCAGGACACTTTTAACCAGGAGATGTCCTTCAAGCCTATGTTGACCGATATAGGCAAAATGAATGACGAACTTAGCGAGGTTGTAGATAAGATAAACAAAGCGAATGAAAACGCGTCCAAGGTAGGAAAAGGGAAGTCGAACAAGAAAATGGATATACTTGTTCAGATGGAAGAGTTGTCAAATAAGATTGTCGAAGCGACAAGAGAGTATGACAAACTGGAAAAGACTTACCGTAACCTAGGCAATGCAGGCGGAGATAAGGGGATGGCTACAAGAAAAGCCAATCTTGAAAGTCAGAAGAAAGTGATAGATGATCTTGTCGCTGAATTGAACAGATTGAAAACCGCATATTCCCTTACTGCTAACAGTGCGCCTAAATTGTCCATTTCCGATGAAAGAGAACTTAATCTTCTACGCCAGCAATACGAAATGGAGATTGCACGGACAAAGGAGATGGATAGACAAGCATCAAAGCAGGAGCAGGCGAATAAAAAGATGCAGCAGACCAATCAGAAGTATCTACAATACCTTTCTGGTCAGTCTGGACTTGCCCTTGGTATGCCGGAGGGAAGTGCTGAGGACTTGAACAAGAAAATTGCTGCCATACAGAAACGCCTTGAACTATTGAATAAATTTAAGGTTGATATTCCTTTAAACAGCAATCAGATAACAAAGGCTGACGCTCTTATTCAAAAATTGCAGGGCAGATTGGAGAAGTTGCAATCATCTTTAAGAAAAACATCAACGAATGAATTGCTTAATATCAATCCTACGTCTATCAATCAGGCTAACAATCTTATTTCTGAATTAACGAACAGGCGTAATGCGCTTAATACGACTGACGCAAACTATAACCATACCCTTACTCTTCTCAACAGGAAGATACAGGAACATAACAAGTTTGTAAACGAAGCTACATCCTATGGAACAAAGATGCAGCAGACCAATCAGAAAAATGCCGCAAGTTCAAAGGAATTTACCGAGGAACTGACAAAGCAGAGCAGAATGATGCGTGAGTTTGTCAATACGATAAAGACTTATGCAGGATTCTACTTTTTCAGAGATATGTTTCAGGAACTTGTTGCCATTCGTGGAGAGTTCGAGTTACAACAGGTGTCATTGCGTGCCATCATACAGGATGCAAGACGTGCTGACCAGATATTCAGTCAGATTAAGGGTCTTGCTGTAATATCTCCTTTCCAGTTCAGTGATTTGGTTGGATATACCAAACAGCTTGCTGCATTTCAGATACCTGTCAACGAATTGTATGGTACCATGAAAAGCCTTGCGGACGTTTCCGCAGGTCTTGGCGTTGATATGGGACGTATCATTCTTGCCTATGGCCAGATAAGAAGCGCAGGTGTGTTAAGGGGGCAGGAATTACGCCAGTTGACAGAGGCCGGTCTTCCTGCATTGGATTTATTGAGAAAAAAACTGGAAGAAGTAAGAGGCGTGGCTCAAACTACTGATGATGTGTTCAACGCCATATCAACACGTCAGATTCCTTTCGAGTATATTCGGGAGATGTTTACCACAATGACGGAAGATGGTGGTATGTTCTACAAGATGCAGGAAATACAAGCCGCATCTTTGAAAGGTATGGTAAGTAACCTTGCCGATTCATACAAGATTATGATGAATGACATAGGCGAGGCGAATGATTCCGTTCTGAAAGGTATCGTTGGAAGCATAACCAATGCAATGAACAACTGGAGATACTTCTCTAAAGCAATAGAGGGCGTTGCTGTCGGATATGCCGCATTGAAAGGATTGCAGATGGCTAGAACGGCTATGCTGGGAAAAGAAGTTGTTGCAACAACTAATGCAATTAAGGCTGAGAAATTACGGGAAGCCCAGTTGCTTAAGCAGGCTGCAATGTACCGAACGCTAACTACTGCCGAGAGATGGAAGATAGCGACAGCATCCAAACTGTCTGCCGTAGAGATAGCTGCTGCCGTTAATTCGGGAAAGATGTCGGCAGAGATGGCAAAACGTATCCTTGCCACGAATATGCTGACACAGGCTGAACGGCATCTTCTTGTCACCGAACTTAAACTGACAGGTGCGGAAGCTGCAAGAATGTTATCTATGACAAAAACGACAATGTTGATGAACAGATTCAAACTGGCAACATTCGGATTGACAAATTCATTGAAAACATTGTGGCTTACGATAAAGGCTAATCCTCTTATGGCAATACTTACCGTTGCAGGACTTGTAGCGGAGGCGTTTCATATCATGTCTGCACGTTCGGAAGAGTTCAATCAGAAGATAAAGGATAGTGCAAAGTCTTTCCGTGAATCATACAGTGATTTGCAAAAAGACCTTGACAAGATAAACTTCGATAAACTCACCCCGGAAAACCTTGAACAGCTTGACACGAAACAGTTGCAGTCGTATGAGGAAACACTTACTGGAGTATTGTCTAAATATGGCAATATGGGGCAGTATATAGTACAAAATAGCAAGAAAATAGATGATCAGAAATCTCGTGTTGAATATCTGCAAAAGTCGGCATCGGAACTAGAGCAGGTTTATAAACGTGCTGCCGAAAATGCGGATATAATGTTCAAGGCGGACAAGGCAACATCTACGGGCGTATTTGGTGATTCATTCTCTGATATGCTTAAAGATTACGAGAAATCATCCGTAAAACTCACTTCGGCAAGTAAGGATATAGAAGAGTTTCGTGGTCAGATAGTACAGGCATCCAAGGAAATTATAAACATGGGTAAGGGTACTAAGGAATGGAGAAACGAACTTACCGAACTGATAAACAAAGGGGCTTCGGCAGCTACTATTGTAGAGAAGATACGTTCTTTGGCTGAAACGTCAGGTGATGCACGGACATTTGAAATATTCAAGAACAAAGCCCATTTTGACAGTGAGGAATTGTTGAAGGAGTATGAGAAATTGAGGATGGGTATCACGGATCAAGTAAAAAAACTTGAATCATCCTTTAATTTATTTGCAAAATATACTGAGAAAAAACTTAAAGATGTATTTGGCAATATAGATGTAAAAAACCTTACTGATGAGCAACAGAAACAATTAAAGATACATCTTGATGAATTTGCAGTAGCTAATGAATTAGGGGAAAATGCTAGAAAGAAATTAAACGAACTGGCAAAAGAAAGATGGCGTATTCAATTTGAACTTGATGATAGGGAAGCCCAAGCAGGATTGACAGGATGGAAGAAATCTCTTGACGAGATTACAGGAAAAGCGTGGACTATAACAATCAAAACGTCAGATATAAAGACTGTAGAAGATTTCTTTAATGCCGTAAAAAAGGAATATAAGGATTCAAAAAGTACGATAGAAAACTATAAGAGAACTATTGATAAATTTACCAAAGAGGGAAAGCTGAAAAAAGTAGGTGATAAATACCAAATGACAGGATTGGTAGATCCCGAAGAACTTGAAACATTAAGACAAATAATAAGCGAGTTTAACGCTGCCAACGAGGCGATGTCAAAGGCTACGGGAACAGCAAAAAAATTCAACCTTGAACTGGAAAAGCAGAAGAAGGAAGGGGAAAAAAGAGATCCTCTTGCTGACCTTTGGAAAAACAGATTGTCATTGCTTGAATCCGCCTATTCCAAGTTCAAGGATTTGAGCATTAACATAGGTAAGGAAGAAGCCAAAAAGCAGATCGAAGCCATATACGGTTCACAGGCGTTAAAACTTGGCGTAGATATTGTATATGACAAACAGGCTATTGTTGACAGTTACAACAAGGCTGCAAAGGAATTGGAAACACGTGTCCCACAGGATGCGGTCAAGAACGCAAGGAAAGCTGCCGAATTGTCCTCTGAAATTTATGTTGAAGCAGCCAAGAAGGTGATGAAAAGAATTACGGATGAGTTTGACAGATACAGGAACAAGTATGACTTTTACAGTGACATACTTGGAATAACGGGTGATTCCGAACTTGCCTTAGACCTTGCCGTTCAGTTCAGTGGTGATACATCTACTATGGCTGAAAGTTTTGCAGCAGGGATATACAACAATCTGCAATCCGCATTGGCAGGAATGAATCTTGACCTTGGCGTTTCTGTCGTGCCAGACACATCTTCATTCACCTCAATGAACCAGTATATCAATCAGATACAGGAAGCCATTAAGGGGAATAAGAATATCGGAGAAGATCAGAAAGAGGTTATACAAGGAATGATTGACGCATGGAAAGGCTATTTCGGTGAGATGGCAAAGCAGTATGCGAATGACCTTGAAAAATATGGTGACTACTATACACAGGTTGATATTATCAGGGAGAATTACCGAAAAAGAATTGAAACGGCAAAGGGTATGGGCAACACTTCATTATCTTCCGCATTGCAGAAAAGTGAAGAGATGGACTTGTTCAAGTTGACCACAGACTATCAGAATTTCTTCGGTGCTGTTGAAGCGATGTCTATGGAGGCTGCAAATACCGTAGCTGACAAGGTAAGGGAAATGCTCAACAGTGCGTTCAGGTCTGGTGCTATCAGTGCAAAGGAATACATGAAAGAACTTGAACGTGTGGACAAGCAGATAGAGAAGATGATGAAGAATAACCAGTCTGACTTGCAGACGTACATGAAAGAAGGTATTGAAGGTCTGTATAACAAGCGTTATGATGCAGGAAAGTCAAAGATGATGGCAGGCATGAATGATATGCAACAGGCTATGGCTGACATCGAAAATGCTTCCAAGGCATACGAGGACGCGATGAAGAATGGTGATGAAGAAGCTGCCAACGCTGCGTTGAGTGCCAAGTCGGAAGCCGAATCAAGATATAAGAGCGGACAGGAAGCTGTCAAGACTGGTAAAGGAATGATGGCTGCCGCACAGAACGCTTTGCAGACGGTGAATCTTATTGACTTTATCATAACCAACATATACAATGCCATAAAAGCCATGCAGCAGATAATCGCATCCGTGTCCAACCTTATGGATTCTATGGGTAAGGATACTGACAGTGGTTTCATGCGCGAGATGAACCAGTTCTCGGAAGCTATGGGCGTTATGAATGAAGGAGTGAAGAAATCATGGGATTCATTCAAAAGCGGTGATTTTGCAGGTGCGATAGGCTCGGCTATATCCATGCCGCTTGATGTTATCGCTACGTTTAACAGGCAGCATGATAAAAGGCTTCAAAAACATATAGAGAATCTTGAATTTGAATCAAAGAAACTTACCAATATCTATAATATGCTTGAAAAGGAATTTGAGCACATTATAGACCCGGCAAAACTTGATGAGGTTACATCCCAACAGGTATCAAATCTGAAAGAACAGTTGCAAATTCAAAAGGATATTCTAGCAGCCGAAGAAGATAAGAAAAAGTCAGATAGAGAAAAAGTAGAAGATTACAAACAGACAATAAAAGAATTGGAGTATGAGATAAGATATTATACGGAAACGCTTGCCAGCGAATTGTACAGCATTGACTTGAAAGACTGGGCTAGCCAGATAGGTGACGCTCTTGTCGAAGCATGGCTGAAAGGTGAGGATGCTGCAAAGGCTTATAAGGACACTGTGGCAGACGTTATGAGAGATGTTGTTAAGAGTTGGGTACAGCAACAGTACATAGAAAAGGCAATGCAACAGGTACAGACCACACTGTTCGGAGCAGACGGCAAAGGTGGTATGTTTGCGGATAACAAGATAGATAAGGATGAACTTATAATACTAGGAAATGTAATGGGCTCATTGGAATCAGCCTTTGCGGAAGCCGGAGGTGTAGTCAATGAGATAAACAACGCCCTTGGTGGTATGCTTACCGAAACGGAAGAGAACGCGGAAGGTCTGTCCAATGCCATTGCAGGAGTTGACGAGAATACATTTAACCAGGCATTGGGCTATCTTAACGGGATGAGATACGAAATGGTTGTACAAAGCGATCTTCTCCGTCAGTTGGTATCGTTAAACGGTGGTTCGGCAGGAACGGGAGGAACGAACATGACAGCCATACAGCAGTCACAGTTGGAGGTTCTCACCCAGCAGCTTGCCGCAACTATGGCGATAAAGACAGCACTCCTAAGTGTCGTTTCCATTGCCCCAAGGTCAGGCGGAAATGCGATAAAGGTTATAATTGACTAAAAACAAACGCCCTGCTAGCTTCACAGTTGGCAGGGCGTTCCAGTTTGATTATGAACAAAAAAAATCCAATCACTTGAGGTGCTTAGCGGAATCGAACCGCTGTTGTCGGTTTTGCAGACCGTTGACTAAACCACTCATCCAAAGCACCGATTGTGATGCAAATATAGAAAAATAATTTTTAAAACTAGATGGTTTCTAAGACTATTTTTGTTATTTTTGCATTAATTAAATATGTACACGAATGGCTATAGCTAAATATTTTATAAAGAAAGGAAGCGATACGGCAAAGGATTTGTATGCCACATACAGGCTGTATATACTTGAAAGCAAGGGATTATGGGATTTGCCGACAAGAAAGGAAGCCTATGCCGAAAAATGGTATGACAAGAACGGTCAGAAGGTGTACGAACCTGTCACGCCTGTTTACCAGCCAACGGAAGGAAGCATAACATTTGCCGCTTTGGGAGATGTGGAAACGGTAAAGACGAATATCCGTTCGTTCTATTCACATATAACCAATGTGATACCTGCCACTCCCGGTACGCCTTACGGTTCATCTTCATTCTCTATATGGAATGATATATGGGGGGAATCGGCAAAGCAGGTGATAAGATGCACGGGTTTTGAAACAGGTGCAAAGTTGAGTTATCAGGACGTTCAGGACTTGCAGAACCCGGACCGACTTGTGTCCGCCTATACATTTTCGTTAAATTTCAGTATTGACCAACCAACGCTTTAAAGACCAATGATTTTACAGATTAAAAGAGGAAATAGGGTTATTGCGGAGAGTGCTGATTTTTCATACAGCCCGTCTTTGCAGGAAGTGAGAAAATTGACTTGTGAAGTCGTTTCCGTTGTTCCGATAGAGTTCAAGGCATACAACTCAAAGAGCGAATCGGAATACGATACAGTCGTATATAACGGTAATACATTCATCCTGTATCAAGCCCCATCGGGAGATAATCTTAACGAAGCAGGAAAATACAAATACTCCCTTCTGTTCTACGGTAAGGAAGTATTGTTGCAGAATGTGGCATTCCTTGACATAGTAAGCGGAACAGGCAGTGAGATAAACAAGATAAGATACACACATGGCGGTCTGTTCCAGTTTTGGGGTGATGCAAAACAGCTTGCCGCACGTATAGAAGCGAATATAGAATCTTACAATGCGTCATTGGGTACAGGATATACAGGCATTGGCACATGGACGCTCAACGTGGATGCGGAAGGCGAACTGACGGAGGATATGATTGACATAACCGATGGCACCAACCTGTTTGAAGCATTGAAGAACTTCTATGACAAGTTTTATCTCAATTATTACTTCTCAACGACAGCGAACGGTGGGATAATAACCATTACGGACAAGACAAGACCGTCCGTAAACTGGACATTCAAGCAGGGTGACGGTGGGGGTGCTGTAAAAGTTTCCTCTTCCGTAGATACAAGCACACCTGTCATAACCCGAATCATACCACAAGGCGGAAGCAGGAACGTTCCGCCCGAATACAAGAAGGATGCCAAGCCTGCCGATGAATCACGCTATTGCCCGTACATCCTTCTTCCGAATGATTCTGACGGGAATATAAGATATTATATTGACAGCGAATACGGATTGAAGAACTATGGTGTGAGAGGGAAAACCATATCAAACACGTTCAGTGGGATATACCCTTCCATCAGAGGGAAAAAGCTTGGCGATCTGTACCCGTTAGGACTTCCCGAATGGGATACATACAAGGCGGACGGAGAACCCGATCCTCAATCCGGGAAGGTGGCAGGTGAGGGAGCGAGCGCAGCAACACGAATAGATAAAATCATCGGGTCTACTCCTATAAAGAGTGATGATAGTGACAGTTTCTTCATTTATATGACCTCTCCTGGATTCAACCTAGGATACAAGGTATATGAGGACGGTGATTCATCCGACAAGATAAACGACAATGTGCAGCCCCAGTACAAACCCCATGCTATGTTTGACAAGTACAGGGATTTTGAGAGTTTTGATATATATAATACAAGGGCATATTATGACCAGCCTGTAAAGGTTACTGCCACATTCTCCGGGAAGATGCTTTTCAGCATATTACCTATAGGAAGTGATGCTGTAGGGAAAAAGGTGAAGATTAACCTACGTATGGTTTTAAACCGTGTATTAGGGCAGGCTTCTCCATTGAAAGAGGTTGTAATTGGTGAGGAAGGTGCTACCAGTACGCTTGAAATACCTTACGACAAGACCGCTCTTGTAGGATATATAGAAAAAGGTCAGAATACGACAGTCACCATACGTGTTGAGTTCACGTTTGATTCTGATGTTCCTGTCGGAAGCTGTAAGATCGGATTTAGTGAGGAAATGACCTGCAACATACATTTCGGTAATCGGGACGGTTCACAGGATAGGTTCTATTACAAATACGCTTCTGTGACGGATGCAGTGTTCAGTATGCGTACAGGAACTTATACGGGAACGGAATTTAAGATAAACAAAAACGGTATTATTCCTCTTTACGGTGAGGTGAACGGTGATACGGGGGAAACGGAAGAGGATGTTGCCATGTTTAATAAGGGGGCACGATATAAAATATCATGCTACAGAACGGATAGCGACAATGCCAAACTTCCGCTTTATACGGATGGTAAATCTCCTTCAATTGCAACAGGAACGGAGTTTGTCATTCTGAATATCGTCATGCCCGAATCTTATGTGACAATGGCTGAGAACACGCTTGAAAAGGCGGCTCTTGACTACCTGTCAAGATATGACCACGAGAACCGAACCGTTTCGCTTGACATATCTAGCGGATTTGTCGCAGAGCATCCTAACCTTTTCATTGACTTCATAGAAGGAAATATGCTAAAGGTAAGGGATGATGGAATAGGCGTGTTCGATTTCTCTGATAACGGTCAGATAGTGGATATGCAGTTGCAGATACAGTCTTTGGAAATTAAATATTCTAAGGAGAATATGTTTCCGTCATATTCATGCACCATTGCAAGAAGAAAGATACTGTCTTTCTATGAACGGCTGGCACAGGAGAATCAGACCGCTTCAACACAGAATACGACAAATGTAACATTAGGTGGAAGTGGTACGGGAAGCGGAACAAATATTTTCTCTGAACAGCTACTTAATGACCTTATTGCATCGTTTCAGAAGTTCAACGGATGGTTTGAATGGGATGAAGTAAACCAAGCGTTACGATGCAAGTCAGCGTTCTATACAAACCAATGGATATCAGCGTTGGGCGCACAGAGTGGTAGCGGAGAACCGGGAGGTGGAGAAGGCGGACTGATTAAGGCCGTGTACGGATTTGCCGATTTAGGTAAGACGTTTGACGATTCCAACCTTAGCAATACATTCAACGCATATACCATCAACGAGATATGGAAGCTAGCCAAGGAAGGCGGAATGAATACGGACAAATTGTGGCAGGAGTTGGGAAAGGATGATCCGACAAAGAAAATTCACATATCCCATATTCCTGACAATAAATTTGTAACGATTGATACGGAACAGACAGTAACTGCAAGCAAGATATTTACTGGTCAGTTGTCTACGGCAAATGTCGTTCCTAGCGTGAACAACGCATCCACTCTTGGTCTTGAATCGAAAAGATGGGAGAATATTTATGCTGTAGATGCCAACATAAGCGGCACGGTGAAAACACAGGCGTTGCAGGTTGGCGATATAAAGATTATATATGATTCCGTAAACAAGGCAGTAACATTTGAGCATATAGATGGAAGTACGGAAATAGGCTTCTATACCAGAGGATGGATTTCCGCATTAGGCGTATCGCCCGGAGGAAGCGGAGGAAGCGGTGGTGACGGACTTGTGAAAAACGTATATGGTTTTTCCAATCTCGGCACAACCTTTTCCGATTCAGACCTTGACAATACGTTTAATGCGTACACGATAAATGAGATTTGGAAAATGGCGAAGGAAGGTGGTGGAATAAAGAACATCACCCAGTCGGGGAGTGGAAATGCCGTAACAGGCATGACACTTAGTTCTGACGGAAAAACCATCACTGCCGTATTCGGGGAAACATTCGCTAGACAACAGGACTTGGGTACGCTGAACAATACCGTAACACAGTTAAGCAACAAGTTGAACAACTTCTTAGAAGGAAGCGATGCCGATAACATTATCAACAAATGGAAAGAACTTGAAGCATTCCTTGACGGTCTTACGGAAAGCGATAATCTAGCTGAACTTCTCGCACTGAAAGCGGACAAGACCATAACGATAAGCGCAGGAACTGGTCTTACGGGAGGTGGAAACCTGTCTGCAAACCGCACATTGTCACTAGCCACCACAGGGGTGAAGGCTGGTACATATACGAAAGTTACAGTAGACACCTACGGGCGTGTTACAGTTGGTGATAATCCTACCACTTTGGCAGGGTACGGGATTACTGATGCCGTTACCTTGACTACTGCTCAGACTATTTCGGGAAGAAAAACGTTTAGTCAGAATATAGTATTCAATAATAACGGTGGTATAACATATCCCGATGGAAATGTAGCATTAAGAAATTCAGACGGTCATACAATACTAGCTAGCTTCGGAGATGGAAGTATAAATCTAAGACCTAATGGGCATAATAATACGGAAGGTGCTGTTTGGATTAATAAGGTAGGAAATGTTCAAGCACCATCAGTGTCAACAAATACCATTACGATAGGAGATGCCCAACTTGTTTACGATTCAGCAAACAAGGCTCTGAGAGTGAAGCATAGAACAGACGGAAACACGGTAGGATTCTACTCGGACGGTTGGGTATCTGCTCTTGGAGTGCAGACAGGTGGTGCTGGTGGAGGAAGTGGTGTCATAAAGACCGTGTACAGCTTCGCAAATCTTACTGACGGCACAACCTTTTCCGATTCAGACCTTGACAATACGTTTAATGCGTACACGATAAAGAAACTGTACGACATGGCTGGGCAGGGAGGACTTGACGCTGACGCTATGTGGGCTGAACTGAAAAAAGCTGATTCAAGTAAAATCATAGACGAAAGTCATATCCCTACTTCCGTATTGGACGGTAGATGGGTGAAAAAGACTGGCGATACTATGACTGGAACACTTACATCCGCATCTACTTCCGGCTCAATCGTATTCAAGGGATTGGAAAATTGTGATATTACCAATATCTATAAAGATAACGGAGTTATCAGGAACGATGATGGTGGGTTAACTTCTATAAGAAACGGATTAAGATTTAATTGGTATGACACCTACTGGTATATAGGAAACCTTAGAGGAAATAGTACGGATAGTGCAGGGTTTGGTGTAGTAGACCATAACAACAAGCTGGTTTTACGTGTCACTCCAAATGATGTGAGAGCACCTAGGTTTATGTCAACTGTCGCCACAGGGGTATCACCTTTGATAGTTTCAAGCAATACAACCGTAGATAATCTAAGCGCGGATTTGTTGGACGGATACCATGCGTTCGGCACATCAAACGCCCTTATAAAATACGGATATACGGTATCGGGTACTGAACCTGCATGGTGTAGAATAGCTACGTACTCAATACGTAATACGGAAACAATGACAGATGTTTGCTTTGTGCTGCACTCAGCCTTTAGTGATTTGTTTGGTCTGTTGTTTGTCAGAACTAGTGGTGGTGGCTATGTAGAAGGTCTATTGATAGCGTCATACAATATCAATAGGTCAAACATACGTATCTATCATGATGCGGAAAAGAAAAATATAGAACTATACTGTTATGGTGGAAGCAACTATTCCATAATACAAGCCAATCTATTATACAGCCATAACCGAAACGGAGAGGCTAATACGAATATAACGCTATACCGAGCAGATACAAAAGCACCATCATGGAGCACTTATGTTAATCCTGTATTTGCGCCCTTGCTGAACTCTTCTGAGGCTGCCAAAAAATTGCAAACCCCAAGGACTTTATGGGGGCAGTCATTTGATGGTACGGCTAACGTAAGCGGAAACATGACAGGTGTCGGTAGTATTAACATGAGCGGTGTACTGACAATAGCTAACTCAACCTATAACAAACAGCTTGTAATAAGGTCAACAGGTTCTACTGCAAAGAATCAAGGAGAAGGTATTTGGTTCAGATGTGATGCTGCCGATCAAGAAGTAATGTTACGTCATGAATGGTATGATACATTTGTTCCCGGATATGGACTTGCTGTCAGCAAGCATGATTCATTGGAAGCAGGGGATGCAAATATGTTCTTTTACAACACAGGACGGTTCATATCAAAAGCACCACAAGGAACATCCCCATATCAATGCGTGTCTACTACTGTAAATGCCAATCTTAATGCAGACCTTCTTGACGGGTTTCACGCTGAAAGGTTCTTGTTAAGTGTAGGTAGGAGTGATGGTACTTTTGACTTAAATACTTATTCTGAAAGAGCAATTAAGGAAATAAGAACAACAGAACAAACTACAAATAACGCCCCTTTTGCTGGATATGGATTATTAGCTAACTTATGGGATTCCAATAAATTTGCTGCATTACAGATAGGAGGAACTAGTACAGACTTGTTTTTTAGAGGAAAACATGATGGTACTAATAAGATAACGTCTGCATGGCATAGATTATTACATACTGAAAACTATGCGTCTATTGCTGACGGACGCTACGTGAAGAAAGCAGGTGACACCATGACGGGGGATTTGAATATATCGGGTGGTCATATACTTTATATATTGCAGACTTCCCCCACATCTACACAGCAAATACACTTGCAGGGCGGACGCAACGACTATGGCAGAATCGCTTTCGGTGGTACTGCTGAAAATGCCGGATGGATGGAGATAGCTTCTTGTAATGATGGAAATGAACCTATATATGCAAGACAATACACGGGCGTATTTACTACCATAAAGAGGACAGCAACATTATTGGATGCTAGTGGGAATACTTCTTTTCCAGGTTCTGTTACGTCAGTAAGGCACATATCCACCGTAGGCACAGGCACACAGCCTTACCAATGTTCGTCCACTACATTGAATATCAACTTGAACGCGGATATGCTAGACAGTTGGCATATTAATTTCTTACCTAGAAATTACATTAACGCTAGAACTTATTCAGTACAGTTTGCTCTAGGTGGTACTGATAATAATTGGAAAAAGATATTCGCTTGTTCTGAATCGGGAGCCGGACCATATAGGTCAGTAACGGTTTGGGGTCAGATATGGTACGCCTATGGAAGTCATGCACAGGAAGAAGTCAGATACTACCACTTCTGCGCCATTTTCCAAATGAGAACTGGACCTTCTGCTTCTGACAGCAATGTAGGAAATGTTTCAAACTCGGCACGCCTTTATCTTCCTACATTCGCAAAAGGAATGGATAATATCCGTCTTGTACGTGTAGGAACAAACAATTTTGAATTGCAAGTGCGCCAGATTGATTCATGGCACAATGGGCACATACAATACCAATATTGGGCTAATGGTGCTAACGTTTCCGCATGGGAAAATCTGCAATCCACATCCAACACGTCTGTGGCTGTATCGGCTGGAGGTGCTTCCACGTTGGCTGACAGTAGGGCTTCTAGTGCGGATGTGCTTACTACTTCTAGAACTTTGTGGGGCAGACCGTTCAATGGCTCATCGAACATTGACGGAAATATAGACAATGCGGCAGTAATAACTTCTAAGGGCGGAATACGGCTGGATTTAAAAGGTTCGTCAGGAGTTGCATTTTACTCAGGAGGTTCTCTTTGTGCAGTAATTAATAATACGGGAGTTGGAATAGGAACTAGTTCACCGTCACAAAAATTGCACGTAGCAGGAAATATCATAGCCACTGGAGCAATTACAGCCAAAGCGTCTTCTTCGGATATAAGACTGAAAACTGATATACAGGGTTATGACGCTATGGGTATTATCCGAAAATTCCGTAGTGTGAAGTATCACTGGAACGCTATTGCCAAGGAAAATTCCGAAGTGTTCAACCATGATAACTGGAATTACGGTCTTATCGCACAGGATTTGCTTTCCGGCGGTTATAGTCAGTGGGTGAAAGACGCTTTCAATGACTACTACACCATAGATTATGAAAGACTTATCCCCGTTGTATGGAAAGGGTTGCAGGAAGTTGATGATGAGGTTACAAGATTAAAGAAAAGAGTAAGAGAATTGGAAAAAAGATTAGGTATTAACAATTAATAAATAAAAATATTATGGGTCATTCTAACGGAAAGATTACGGCTCCTATAAACTTGGATGCCGATGTTTTTGCCACTCTTGGCATAGGCAGTGTTGGTGGGGATTACGATTTAGGATACGCTTGTGCAAATACCCACGGGAAAATAAACCCGTGGGCACGGTACAAGCCTGTACGTTACGAAAGCCTTGCGCCGGGTGCGAATGAAAAGTGGTGGCAAGGATGGGATGGGAACTGTGGTGTCAAACCTTTCCGAATGGCAGGGTACTGGGATGCGCCAAAACACGCTGATGGAAGCATGAACGGATGGGAATATACTCCACCTACAGGAGGAAAGTTTCCATTTCGCCTTACCGACTTTAACGGGTACAATCATCGTGCTAGTGCACCGATAAGTAGATTCTCATGCCCGGACACTGCTACCAATCAGTTTACAAGTAGTAATTTTGTCTGCTCTGCGGATATAATGATGCCATCGGAGGGGTATGATACTGATTTTCTTAACATGGGTGACTTCTCCGAGATAGCCGATTGCTATTTCGGTGTCTATGTTAAGCACAAGACCAGTCAGATGTCCAGACGCGTTACTGCCGACAAGAAGATAGGAACAGGATACGCTACGGTTACTGTAAACTCGTGGGGTATGACTGCTGGTGATTGGGAAGTTTATCCTTTTCTAAGCACGGCTATATTAAAACAGGATGACCCCGATATTGCTCATATAGCATACACTGTTCCAATGGTAAGCAAAAGAGATATAGAGATAGTTGGTTCTTACGTAAGCATAACAATAATTGGTGAAGAGATGCCATCCGTTAGTGGATATATTGAAGTTACCGTAAGAGTAAGAAACGGTTCGAGTAGCCTTATTTCTTTCCGTAATAATAGTTATATGTCTAGGTTTGCAAGTAAGAAATTTGAAGATCCTATGGTTATAGGTGAATCAAGAGAAACAATAGAAGATTTCCAAGTATCCGCCAATTCCAGCATTGACAAGAAGGTGAGAATATTAATATCATCGGAACTGATTAATGCAGGAACTGCAAGGGTATGGGTAAGCCTTAACGGTGCTGCATATAAGGGAAGTACATTGCTTCTTTCTATGGATCCGGGGTTATAAACACAATCCTCCCCCCTTGCCGTTTATCAGTAAGGGGGAGTGTTTATCCGTTACTTTCCCACGATTATATTGAATGATTCAACCATTTCATGGAGCACTCCGTCTATTATTATTCCATTCAATCTCCTTTCGTTCCAAAATAAATTGCTCCAAGTATAACAAACGAGCATCCGCAAAGGAATGCAAATATATGACTAACTATTGCGTTCATTGTTTAATATATTTAAAGATGTGTTTTATTGTTTCTACGTTCCATCCGTTACCAAGCATCTTGTAACGCTGAGTATCGGATATTCCATCCCATATATACCATTCGGGAACGGTTTGAAGCCGTGCACACTCGGTTGGGGTAAGCCTACGAATACGAAAATTACCGTTATCAACCAATACCAAGTTGTCCTTTTGTACGGTTGTAAGGCAATTGGTTCTTCCATCTTCCCTGGGTTCAAGCTGCTGGATGTTCTTTCTCTGTTCCTTTACAATCCCGGCTTCATATTCCTTTCTTATCTGTTTTCCATATTCGGTTCTTCTTGGAGTAAGGCAGGCTGATTCACGCCCTCGCATAGCTACACAGATATAATCCGTGCTTAAATTTCCTTTTATCTGCCCCGAAACTGTCAGACAATGACTTTTATCGTCGCCATCTAACAACCTTATTTCCACATTCCGTTTTTTCTTGTGAATATTCAGCCAATCTATCATTTTTCTGCTCAAGAAATATTTTTCATCAACCTCTTCTTCAAGGATATCCCTTAACAATATACCCCTATCTTCTGGCTGTGGAATATCGTCATGGATATCCGTCCAGTATATGCGCCTTCTGTTTTGTGCCGATACAAGTGCGGAGTTGATATGTATCCCTTTCCTCCCTATTGTTTCATTGAACACAGATTCCCATTTCTTTCCCATTTCCACATTTTCAAGGAAGAACTTGGGATTGTCACCACGCTCAATAAGTTCGTGGTATATACGTATGTATTCCCAAAACAGATAGGATTGCCCTTCAAACTCGAAACCGTTCTCCTTCAATTCAAGATACGTTTGCAAGTCTAAAACCTCCATGCCTTCTTTCGTTGAAAGCCCTTTTCTCTTGCCGGACATGGACAGGTTCGTACATGGCGATCCTCCGATTATCAAGTCTATCTTATCCATTCTGCTTACTTCAAGTTCTCTTACATCACCAAGCTGTATGGTGTCAGGAAAATTCTGCATGGTTGCCTTTATGGCAAACTTGTCCACTTCGGACGCATAGTATTTTTCTACAGAAATGCCAAGTTCGGAAAGTGTTATCCGTCCGCACGACATCCCATCGAAAAGGCTCAGTACATTCATCGCTATATTTTTTTAAAATTTTCAGCAAATATACGACATAAAACCGTATGCAACCAATACGTTTAACTTTTTTTTAATTATCTTTGCGATAATAGATAAAATTCATAATATGCAGTTTTCCATAGTACCAAAAATAGATGCCGAGATTATGTTTTCGGAAGATGACCTGTCCGTTTTCAGACGATCGACAGACAGTCTGTATTATATGATCCATACCGATAAGGTTATTGAAGTGATGCCTATGACGTTACCTGAGGACGGAACGGAACGCCCTTTCCCTTACGACACATACGACACGGGCACAAGAGAGTTTGAGAAGCTGCTTTTATCTGAGGAATGGGCTAAAATGGGAGAAATATGAGAAAGATAGGGCTTTTTAACATAGGAAAACTTGGACTTGTCAAGTCGGCAGGAAAGGCGAAAACCGACATAAGCAAGGTGATAGAAAAATGGGTTAAAGAGCACATGGTGTTCTGGTATGATATGTCAAAGCCTGTGGATGTTTATGCGGAAAACTTTAATGATTGGACGAAATTCACAGGAGCAAAATATACCGTGACAAATAAGAGCGTCAATATAACAAATTTTGATGCCGTAAATAATGCGTCTATATATATCGCCAAATCTAAAAAGTTTAACGGCATAACGATTACGGTAGATGGATTATTGGACGGTCAAGAAATAGCGTGGGGATATAACAACAACCCATTGGTAAGAATGCCTAAAAATGGAACTTATACACTAGAACCTATTGATAGCGTAACAGGAAATATAAGTTTTAGGAGTATAAACATAGTCGGTGCTTGTAATATCACCATTACCCAGCTCCCGTCAGGACAATCCGTTCCCACAAACGAGATACTAAAAGCCAATCCATACTTGCAGGATTTCAGTGGAAACAACAGACCGCTGAAACTTAACAATTTCCTGTTCGCTGCAATGAGCGGTGTGGGTGGGTATGACATTTCTAGCACCAATATTCTACCCGATAGAGCAAATGTTACTGTTACGGATAACAGAATTATTCATATTACTAAAAAACTATCCACTACGGATAACATGGTAAACATAGTTCCGGCAAACTCTAACCCAACGCATAAGTTTAAGGTTACAGGTCTTTCTGATGGCAGACAAGTTAGTTTGGTAAACAGAAATGGCGGATTTTATACTTTTGACAATGGAGAGCATGAGGTGACATTAACCTATCCCGAAGGAACCACTTCATTGTATAACACCATAGGAGTTACAGGGGATATAGGAGATATGGACGTAACAATAGAGTTCCTGCCTAAATATCCCAACGCCCTAATAACTGATGGAGTGGATGATTACGGTGTTGTGGAGAACTTGCAGCAGGGCGTTAAGGTGTTGTTTGTAACTATCAATCCGTTCATTGATGGAAAGTTTATCTATGACCAAAGACTGAATACTACTGAACCTTGGCTGTTTGCCGTATTCAATGACAAAGGTAGTATTGCTTATAATAGTAGGAACTCAAACGGCAAGACCTATATTGATGGAACACTGAATGAATCTACAATAGTTTCCGCTTTGTTAAACAAAAAGCAAATAATCACCATAGTAAACAATGATGTGACAGGTGATAAAACTAAAACTCCTATATTCTTTAGCAATACTGATCATAATAGCGGATGGATTAGTTCAGCTTTCTACAACTCCTTCGGGTTCGATTCCGTCCCCACCAAACAGAATGACGGATTCACCGAGCAGGATTTGATTGACTATTATATACCGAAGGCTATCGTAACGATAACGGTGGTGGACGTATCAGGCTCACCCATACAGGACGCAACGGTCACGGTGGAAGGTGTACAGTACAAAACATTGTCTGACGGTACGGTAAAAGTACGAGGTAGGTTAAATAGCACGATGTCGCTGTCTGTAAAGAAAGACGGGTATATGCCGTTTTCTGACAATTCATGGAAGCTTGCTGATTCAAGGATAACGCTAGAGGTTCTTCGGAATACCGTAATCACTGAAAATGGATACAGCATATTGCTTGAAAACGATGGTTTAATATTAACGGAATGATATAATGGAAGATAATCTTAAAATTTCACAGATGCCTCCCGTTGAGACCGCTACGGGAGAAGAGATGATACCATGCGTGACGGGGGACCCTAAAGAGAACAAATCCGTCACGGTGTCCAAGATAAGACAAGGCATGGTAATGGACGAAGACTATGTTCATACCGACAATAACTTTACTACCCAGTTGAAAGATAAACTTGACGGGATAGAGAAAGGCGCACAGAAGAATACCGTCATAGGCGTGAAAGGTAATGCCGAACAGTCTTACAGGACGGGCAATGTCAATATAACGAAAAACAATATAGGTCTGTCAAATGTGGACAATACGTCCGATGCCGAAAAGCCCGTATCCACCGCACAGAAATCAGCCCTAGACAAGAAGGTAGACAAGGTGGACGGCAAGGCGTTATCCACAAACGACTTTACCAATGACTACAAGTCGCTTCTCGAACAGATAAAGATGCAGCAGGGTAATATATATGGAGTGGAGATGAGAAGAGGACAGGCAGACCCGGTCTTTCAGACATGGATAGGAAAGGAAGAGTTCAAACAATCCCATCCTATCCTCAACTCGTTCCGTGTGGCAAAGGTAAAGGACGGTAAGGTGGTCGGATTTCTGGACCAGACCAATTTCTTCAAAATGGCTGATGGTAGCCCGTCAAAGATTGTTATTGACGGAACTGATGTAGAAGATGACGGAAGCGACATCATGCTTGTGAACACCAAGCCTTTCTGGGTAATCAACGGAGGAACGGATGATACATACGAGAGAAGGCTTGTCAGTGACACTCCGTTTACATACGGTGGCGATACGGCCATAAAGATAGAGCCATTCGGGATGAGTGTCGGTTACTCCACGATAAAAGACAACAAACAGAGGTCTATCCTTGACAACACGGTAAAAGGAACAACATCAGCAGGAAATCTAGGCGTGAATATAATGGAAGGAAACGGATGGCCTACGACAGGTGTATCACGTTTTGATTACGAGAAATACGCTAGGGCAAAGAACCATGACATCACGAAGAACTATCCTTACGCCAATGCGTTCGCCCTTGACCTTGAAGTATGGTGCACGCTTCTGTTCATTAAGTTTAGGACAAAAGACCTGCACGCGCAGTCTGTTTGCGGAAAAGGAATATCATCCAACGATTCAGCCCCCGATGCGTCAAGCTGGGGAAAAATGACAGGCGTCAGGTTCAAGAAGGCGGACGGTCAGACCTATGTGTATTACAATATGAACGGGAAAGGATTTAGAGCGTCAGAAACAGGAACGTCTTATGATTTCGCCGTATTAATAAACAACTACCGTCCTTGCATGAAGATGTTTGAAGCACAGCTTGCCATGTCATACGCAAAGGAACACAATGTCGCTCCCGACACCGAGTTTGAATATGAAAGCACAAAATACAAATATTACAACTTCCAAGGTCATAACGGATTGGCTGACGGGGAGATGTCGGGTATCGTAGCCAAGTTTGTCAATGCAACTGTAACCAGCGGATGGAGTATTCCTGACAATGCGGAAGTGACAGACCGTGAAATAGAGATATGCTTCACACAGCCTATCATTCGCGGACGTATTGCCGGGTGGGGAGATATATGGATGTGGTACAGTGGGATAGATTGTGTCATGCACGATTCCACATCCATAGACATCTATCAGACCTATGACGTGAACAATCTGACTACGGACAATGTAGCCACAGAAAAGAATCCCGGGGAATCTTACGGTTTTGAGAATACGTATGATTTTGTCGGTTCTATGGCTAGAGGTGAAGGATATATAACGAAGAACTTTGAGAACTCTCTTATTGGAGGGGTCAAGGGAAGCAATCTTCACACGGGGGAATGCCATTACAACTGGTTTACGGGAAATGCAGGTGCGGGTAAGATTGGAAGGCGTGGTGTTTACTTTGGTGGTAAGTCGAACAACGACAATTGTTCTCTGCGGTCTGGTAGTGCGTACCTTACCCCTTCGTCTGCGAGCGCGAGCATCGGTGGCGGCTTTCGTTGTACAATAACCCAACCCTAATTTTTCACGAAGTGAAAAATCCCTCTCCCAAAACTTGCAAAATATATTAATTATGTTTAAGTTTGCATAATAAAAATCTAGCCAAATGCGTCAGCAAAGTGAAATAAGTCTGTCAAAGGCGGTTAGTTGGAAAAAGGCGGTCTGTAGAATGGTGGTGTTTACTTTGGTGGTAAGTCGAACAACGACAATTGTTCTCTGCGGAATGGTAATGCGAACAATACCCCTTCGAATGCGAACACGAACATCGGTGGCAGCTAACGTGCTAAAAAAATTACTGCTATACAGAAGCCTCGTCAGGAAGATGAAAAATGTCAAGACAACCCATTGTTTGAGGATGGGAACTTATTAGTACATTTACAGTTGTAGGTATATGGAAAGTTAGTTATCTTTGGCTCAACGGACAAAGAAAAGCACGTAAGATGAAAAGATTGAACAATATTTTTGAAACGATAAGCAGTATGGATAATATTATCTCTGCTGCTGAAAAGGCAAAGAAAGGAAAGAGAAATCACAGGGGTGTGAGGGATTATGAGAAACATAAGGATGAATATCATCAGAATGTTTATCAGATGCTCAAAGACAAATCATACCATGTAAGCAAGTATGAGGTGATAGAGAAAGTGACTGATGCAGGAAAAGTAAGGGAGATACACAAACTCCCGTTTTACCCGGACAGGATTATCCAGCACAGCCTTTTGATACCCATGATGGACAGATGGACAAAAAGCCTTACACTTGATTCATATAACTGTCTGCCCAAAAGGGGTATTACAAGTAAGGTTAAAAAGCACTCCCTTGTGAGAAAGATGAAACGGATATTGCTTGAAATGGACAAAAACGGAAAAATATACGTTTTGAAAATGGATATTAAGAAGTTTTATCCGTCCGTAAGACACAGCGTTTACAAGAAGGCATATAGCAAAGACTTGAAAGACAGGGATGCGTTATGGCTTATGAATACGCTTAATTACAGCAACAAAGGTCTGGCTATTGGCAATCCTGACGCTCAGATAGGAAGCCATTTGGTATTAAGGTCTTTGGATCATGTTATAAAGGAGCAGTTCAAAGTAAAGCATTATTTCAGATTTGCCGATGATATGGTGATATTATCCCACGACAAGAAACAGTTGCATGAATGGCTGTGGAGGATAAGAAATTACCTGTGGTATGAAAAGAAGCTAGAGATGAAGAAAAATTACAGGATATTCCCCGTTTCAGAAGGGATAGATTTCGGTGTATTCGTCTTTACTCCCGGTCATACCAAAATAAGAAAGAGAATAAAGAAAAACTTTGCATCAAAACGTAATAACCCAAAATCAATTACGAGTTATATGGGTATGTTGATGCACTGTGATTCTAAAAACTTAATTAATAAAGTTTTAGTTAATAATAATAGCCACATGACAAAGATTAGTGACTTGAATATAAGGGTGTCAAGAAAGTTTGACGGAAAAGATGTGAAGATAGACAAACTTGTCGATGAACATATAGACATTCTTGATTTCGATGTAAGACCATCCACAAAGAAGGACAATAGCACATGGGTAAGGATGCAGATAATGTTCAAAGGAGAAAAATGCTTTATGAAAGGCGGATACGAAGCGTTAGGAACATTTCTTTCCCAAGTAGACAAAAGCCTTTTACCATTGGAGGATGTTGTCATAAAATTCAATAGAGGCTATTATTTTGATGGAACATTAGATGTTTAAAATATAAAAGAGCATGGAAAGAGGTTTGATTTTTGACGAAAAGCCTGCCTTTATCTTTGATTTAGGTACTGGATATAGCAATGTTCATTTAAACATTGAACAAGTTGACGAACCCGAAACGGACGATATGGGAAATATTGTACAGGAAAAGTTCGTCAAAAAGTGGAAAGCCGATGTACAGCGTGTAAAGAACCCTGTATCATACGACAAAACGGTAGATGCCGCCATAAAGGATGAATTTCCCAACGGTGAGGAAGAAGCGGCTCTCAGAAAAGGTATTTTAAACAAACTTGACCCAGATTATGTAAAGCTGAACGAGTTTGCCGAAAGTGTGAAACAATCTTACTTGAAAGGATATGGAAAACAATGATAAACAACAGATAGGTGGGTATTTCTCCACCAAAAACGCTTCAAAGGATGAAGCGTTAAAAGGTATCGTAGCTGCAAGAATATCAGCATCGGAAGATGTAACCGACAATGAATACACAGCATTGTCAAATCTTATAAGAGTAGCCACATCGGATGGATGCCGTATCGCATTGGTACAGGAAACAAAAAGCAGATCAAGCAGAATAGCACCAACAGGAATGCTTCTCCCGGCAGGAACGGTGGAATATTTTTCAGTCACACCTGGAAGCAAGGTAAGTGTTACGGGAACAGCAAACATATCATCTATTGAGTAGGACATGGGAATGAATTACAACACGATATTAGCCTCTTTACTTGACGGAATATCTCTAGCATTGAAAAGCGGAAACTCGAATGTTGATGCGGAATAGTTCAATTTCCTTACTGACGCAATAAACAAATCCACTATCATACCGTCTTATTTTGATAGAGAAAATGCCATTAAGTATCTTGATGTGAGCGACACAGAGTTTGCAAGACTTACATATAAAGGCACTAAATTTCATCCCGTACAACCGTTATTATCTCCTGTGAGAGTACAAGGAATGACAAAGCCCGTTTATTTGAAAGAAACATTGGATGCTCTTAAAAACAATGGGCTTGTACGTCCAAAGAAGTCAAGGGGTAAATACAAGACTAAAAACTAGACAACCTCATACGCATACATTGTAACACAATCATCTTTATTCTCCATATTAACCGCTTGGAAAATGTTTTCTTCATTATCCAAAGCGGTTATTTTATATGTTCCGTTCATCAGATCAACAGTGTCACCTAATTTTATATAAGCGTACTTGTTTCCACTAGGTATTAAACACGTAATCTTTATTGGATTATTATTCCATTTTTTTAATTCTTTCATCTTCAATTCCTCTATTTTAAAATTATTGCGCTAATATACGAATAGGAAAAGCAACATACAAGAAAATAACTTATTTTAACAAGTTTAAACTATATGAAACACAATAAGTTATACTACGAAATTTTTATTTTTGTTTAGACCATCCATGTTGTAAATTTACATTCGTAAAGATGAGTGCACAGTCTTTACGGGAGTTATAATACACACACATTAAATTACAATATTATGGGTTCAGACAAAATTTTTATGTTCGACAATCCTGCCGCTGGAGAAAGCGCAGGTATTATGTCAATGATTCCTGCACTGTTGCAGAATAAAGGATTAGACCCCAATCTTGTAGCCGCCTTGATGAATGGAAACAAAAATCAAGACGCTTGGGGTGGTGCTGGTTGTTATTGGATCTGGATTATCCTGCTCTTCTTCCTGTGGGGTGGTAACGGATTCGGTAACGGGTTTGGCAATGGAGTAAACGGAATCCCTGCTCAATTGAACAATGAAGCAGGACGTGAATTGTTGATGAATGCTATTCAAGGAAACGGAACAGCTATCAACCAGTTGGCTAGCTCTTTGAACTGCTCTACTCAACAGTTGCAGAATGCTATCTGCCAAATTCAAGGACAGATTCAGCAAGTTGGTAACCAGGTAGGTCTTTCCTCTCAACAGATCATCAACTCAATTCAGTCCAATAGTGCAGCTATCGGTTCTCAGCTTGCTTCTTGCTGCTGCGATATCCGTACAGCTATTGAACGTCAGGGATGTGATAGCCGTTTGGCTACGGTAGAGCAGACTAATACTTTGACAAGCAATGCAAACACTCAGTTTAATATCTTGTCAAGTAAGATAGATGCTCAAACTCAAATCATCCAAAGCGGATTCTGTGAGTTGGAAAAGAGAGAAATGCAACGTGAAATTCAGAACTTGCGCCAGGAAAACAGCAATTTGGCTCTAGCTGCTTCTCAACAGGCCCAGACTGCAAATATAGTTGGACAACTTAAGGCTCCGTGCCCAGTTCCAGCATATTTTGTGCCTAATCCAAATTGCGGTTGTGGATATGGTTATCCGTTCATGGCTGGTTTTGGTGCAGGTTATGCTGCTGGTGACAACTGTGGTTGCAATTGCTAAAGTTTAGTTAAGAGTTCTTTGACTTATTGAATTGGGCTTCGTAATCGGATAAGTACATCCATTGGAAATTTTTATGGCTTTTAAGTTTTCCTCTACAACAAGCGCTGACAGATCCTTGTGTATATCCATTTCGCTTTGTTTCCATTGTGGAAGGATATTTTGCAATAATAAGTCCGTCTTTTAGTTGAACAACAGGTTTACTTTTTCTAGTATTAAATTTCCCTTTTTTAGATGCAGAAAGCCTTTCCCTTGTAATAGGGTTATTCATATTAATAATGTTATCACACCATCGCAAATTGTTAATATTGTTATTTAATGGATTCGCATCTATATGGTCTATTGAAGGATAATTATTTGGGTTAGGGATAAAGGCAGTGGCTACAAGACGATGGGCTGTTATTGCCTTTCTTTCTCTATGGTTCTTATATAAGTGATATTCAAACCTTTTATAATTTTGGCTGTCATTGATTATATTAGGTTTTTTAATAGAAAAAGGAACGATTCTAAATGATTTCCCATTTGGCACTTGTCTCTCTAATGAAATAACTCGTCCAAATGAGGAAACCATATATAATCCTTCATATCCGATTACGTCCTTCCAAATTTCTCCCTCCAAGGAGATGCTCTTAATGAAATCTTTGTTTGTCATTGCTAACTAGTTTTAGTGATGCTAACATAGAAAAAAGAGGGAAGGGCGTTAGCGAACCCTTTTCAATAGGCTGATCACTCCTATCTATCCCGATGCAAAAATAGTAAAATTTTAAAGAAAGGGAAAAGTTATGAGTTATTTTTTTAATCCTTATATGATGGGATATAACGCTAACCGTTTCAGAGGGGTACATAGACTTGACTTTGGAGGGATACCGTTTGTTCGGACATCTTCTGTAACGACAGATACAACAAATTCAGAGGTTATCTATGGTATTAACCCGTGTCTGTTCAGACGATTGCCAAATCAAGGTATTTTGCTTTTAAGCGTAAATCATGTTCCTGCTGCTGGGTCTGATGCGTATCTTGTTTCTGTAGCTACCACATTGACAAATACCACATCAACATCCACAAGCAAGGTTCCTTTGGTAAACGGTTCGGGAGATCAGATTCCGTCTAGTGAAATTTCACAAGGCAATAAATACTTTGTCTATTACGACAAATGTAATGGGATATTTCAAGTAGTTAATCATATCGTTGCACCTGCTGCTGCCGCACAGGCTAGAAGCACTGTAAAATGATATTAAAAAGTTAGAATAAGTATGTTTCAATCAATACGACAAGGACAGCAGTTTTTCATATTGCATAAAGGGGAAAACCCAAGATGTGATGTGGGCACTGTGGTAAGTGTTTCAAATCCTGTTCCTAAATATCAGAACGGATATACAGCATATCCTCTTCCGCAAAATGAAATGGTTGTGGATGTGAAAGTTAAGGTTGGAGATGATACTCTTGATTTTCAAAAGTTGCCAGCCAATCTTAGTATAGCAGACTTTTCCCAAGTAGGCGGGAATGTGGTTGTATCGGAAAGCAAGGATGCCATCAATGCTGAGATAGAAGCAATGAAAATAAGTAGTGTAAGGGTTGTGGAATCTGTGGAATACCATCAGAAAGTAATCAAAAGCTGCGATGAGATGCTTACAGCGTTGAATCCTGCATTTGCCGAAAAGGCACAGCAGGACAAGGAGATGAAGGAACTTAAAGGTGAATTGTCACAGATAAAGGATATACTTGCACAACTTGCTGCTTCTGGTATCAAATTGCCTGACGTGCAACATGTAAACAATAATAATAACAACAATAAAAAATAAACACTATGGGTTGGAAAGTATATGGAATGGGCCGTAGCTTTGAAGGTGAAGATATGGACCGGGAATTAGAAAAAGCGTATAAAGAAGGCTATCGTGACGCTATGGAAGAAATGGATGGACGTTACGGTGAGCGTGGAATGCGTAGAAGAATGGACGATGACGGACGTATTTGGGATGACGATGATGAGTACGGAGAAAGACGCGGAGTCAAAGGTACTGGTCCTTACGCTAGACGTAGACGCTAATTAAATTGGTTTAAGCCCGTAGTGGTTTGCTACGGGCTATCTTTTTAAAAACAAAAGCTATGGAAAGAACGAGATTAGATGTATATGAGAAACTTCCTTCGGGAATGGAAAAATATCTTGCAGAACATGGATGGAATTTCTCAAAGAAATTGTGTGAATATGCCGTTTCTAAAATGAAAGACAGGAACGGTAACAAAATACACCCGTATGACAAAGATCAAGTGGAAGCATTGATGAAGCAATTCAATGTTGAGTTGAAGAATGATGTGGAATACAACAAGGTTTATGTATTGAATATGGTACGTGCCGACTATATGGGTTCATCCATAGTCAATGAACAATACGCCTGTATGTTTGTAAAAGACTATCTTGACGGAAGCCCATTCAAACCAATAGCAACCTTGTGTATAATAGAAGCCCTCTTGATTTCCCCTGTTTTTCGATTAAAAGAGAACAGGATATGTCCCGGATTCTTCTTAATCCTATTGACTAATTTATATTCTGTTTGCTGCTTTTGCAGATATTCTATCTGTTCCTTAGAAAGATTATCTTTTGTTATAATAGGTACTATATCCATTTTAGTTATTCCTCCTTAATTATTCGCTCATTTATAATAAACTCTCCATGAATATCAATGGGAAGCATATTGGAAACACTCGCATGATAAGCCTTACCGTCCATTGCCTTACATAGTGGATGTATTTCTTTAGGCATGGGGGCAGGACATTTTTTACAATGTCTTATCATTTCAAAATGTCTGTTTTCCTTATTGCCACAACATTCACAATGAATTGGATAGTAAAAATAAGTACGTTCCAACTGGGTTTCTTTTCCACATATTTCGCATCTGCCCCATTCTATTGAATTACACATGATTGTTCCTCCTTCTCTGTTTTAATATCTGTTACTTTACCACGATTGACAAAATATTCATCTTTACCTGCACCAAACATATCACAAATAAGATAGTCGCTATTATCGCATTTATTCCGTAATGAACATTTCGAGCAATCATTACGTTTTATTTCTACTAATTCATGCAGTTCTCCGTCAATTATTATTCCGTTATTTACTTCCATAATCAAATACAATTTCTCATATACGTTTTCCTATCAATCATACCGTTTTCTGATTCTTCTACCAAGTCAAAGAATGTATTAGCATAACAAACATGCTCGTCTATCATTATACATATCCCATCAGACGGATAATATTCACATGAAACATTATCATCCCAATCTATATGTTTTTGTGCTTCTTTGGCTATATCATCACAAGCAATCATATACTCTATGTATTTATTAGATGCTTTTCTTATTTTATCAAATATATTTCCTTTCATGGCTTTTCAATTACTCAATATATAAAACAATCCCTCTATGTATCATATCTTCCAATTCTCTTTCCGAAAACTCATCGAATGTATGTTTATCCATAGTGCAAAAATGATACCTTACAAGATGCTTTTCATAATTGATGTTTTTATGATAATCAATCATTACATCACTTATAACCGCCTCAACAATCTTACCGTTTACAACAAAAGAAAAACGTGTTCCGACATCATAACACACCTTCTTAAACAAAAGAACTTTACTTTCATTCATTTTCAATCTCCTTTCCCATAAACATTTACAAACTCGCTGACATCCATATAGTCTATACCGAAATTCTCGGCTGTTTTCTTGTCACTGTCCGAAAACTGCCCTTCAAGGCCGCTTGCATCACCAATCATTAGACAATCTTCTACCTCCAAACTACAATCTTTCCATGTCTTGTAATTATCAAAAAGTTCTTCAAGCATTCCGGTATTCGGCTTTCTCATAGGGTTGCTTCTGTCATTGCTTCCGCAATACTTAAAACGCGTATCAATGTTGCAATAATCCATTATACTGTAACTCACATACTCACATTTTATATAAATGAATGATTCCGGAAACAGACCCTTTTCTATCCCTCCTTGATTTGTCACAATAAAGATTTCTTTGGGATTCAAATTCTTTATTGCATCCAGAACATCAAACTTAAATTTCATGTCCCATATACCCTTCGGGAACGTCTCTCTACTTACTGTCTCAATCAACGTTCCATCCATATCGCAAAATAAAACCTCGTACTTTTTCATTTCTTATTCCTTTCTTTGTTTAAAAATTTTATTGCCATAATTAATCTCCTTTTTCTTTAATCCGTTCAAGTACATCTCTGTTGGCTTCTAGTATATCATCAAAAGACGGGATGGGCATCCAATGGGTAATGCCTAATCTTTCTTTATTAACATTTGCTCCAGTTTCCCATTCACCCAAAGATGAAAGCTGGCAAATAAGGAAGCCATAAGCCCCTCTTGTCAGAACCACTGTGTTATTTTCCGGCAACCGTTCCTTAACACTTATCCAAGGAGATTGCTTTGACTGCCATTCGGCACCAGAAATAAATCCTTCTTTAAACTCATCTGCGCCACATTCGCAACAATCGAATGCTGTATTATGACCATTACAATGTTCGCAATAGTCACGTTCTCCGCATGGATATTCACCGTTGCATTTATAATGAGCGTGGATTGCGTCCCTTGCCGCTTCTTCTACTGTCTGTTTCATATCTTTTTTCATAATTCGTCAAACTCTTTTTGTAATTCTTTTATCTTACTATCCAAAGCATACATATAGCACTGAAAGAAATTCTTACCAAAAATTTCTTCCTTTAATGGTACATCATTGTGTATTCTGTTGTATGTAAATATCAATCCACCACCATATTTTATGTTAGAATTTTCAAGTGCCATCTTATGATCTTTGTATTCCTCTATTTTATTGTTGATTTCTATTGCTTTGTTGAATTTATCTTTATCCATATTTCTCCTTTCCATCTACCCTAGCAGCATATACATTGCTACTAGGAATAGATAATAAATTGTTGTTTTACTCATTCCTCATTTGTTTTGTTCCAATATACTTTTTCATATCAATATGGATTAATTGTTTCTTGATTCATTAATTTATCCATAAAATCATGCTTTTCTTGTTCGGTTGCTTTTCGCACATTACCCCCCCACATGAAATTTCTAAACCCTGTACTCTTTTTAATTTCACCATCATTCCATCCCACAAGAATACCATAACCGTCACCTGTCATACACCCGTTATAAATGAAAACTCTTTTATCTGTCGGATTATACATTTCTGATTCTTTACTTGATGGGATTCCATATAGGAAATCACCAATACAATATTCTGATTCTTTCATATTTTCTTTGTTTTGAATTAATTCCGTTTTATCTTTATGGTATTAATCTTTCCTCTACGCACCAACATAGCATTTCATAAGATGCGTCAATTAATGAGTAAGATAAAAATTCTTGATAATAATCAAATTCGTCAGACATGGAATAACATATATGCCAACAATTGTCACTAAAATACATTGTAATCCAATAAGTATCTGTTCCTGTTTTTATCTCTTTTGGTAACAGTCCCAAGATGTCAAGCAAAGTAAATGCAGGAATACAATGTTCTTTTCTGAACGGTTCCTTGAAAGTTTTCCACTCTCGTAAAGATAATTGTGGTTGTTTTCCTTCCTCATAAGGATATAACATCCAAGTCATTGATGCGTTACCTGTATTTACCCCAAGTTCTTGTAGGTGTTTCATTTTATCAATCGACAGCACATTCTCCAAAATTTCCATAAGTTAAAATATTTTTGGTTTTATTTGATACGCTTGCAGTAATATATCTGTTCGTGGTTCTTATATCAGAATGACCAGCCATAGATTTCAGTTCTCCTTCTGGTATTCCCATATTAGCCCATCTGGTAATAGCTGTTCTACGTCCTGTATGTGTTTTGATGAACTGGTACTTCGGCCCTTTCATGAGTACATTTGCCCGTCTTACAAATACCTGCTTGTTTATACCTGCTCTACATCCAAGGGTTGGTAGAACTTCATTCATAGTAGTCTTTAAGGAAGATTCTATGTTGTATTTATCGAACGATCTAACCTCTTTTATCATTTCTATAATCTTGGAAGGTACGGGAACCTCAACGTTCTTACCTGTCTTTTTTGATATATACGAAATAACATTTCCTTCCATCATAGAATCTTTCAATCTGAAAATATCGGAATATCTCATGGCAGTATAGCATTGAATCAGAAACAATTTCTTTACAATTTTTTCTGTAACGTTAAACGGCTCGACATTCCAGAATAATTCTATTTCTTCATCCGTAAGAGATATATTTGAAGGAGATTTTACGTCCAAAGAGATAATATAATCATTGATATATTTACTCATCTCTTTTGATTCGGACAATATTCTTTTAAGCATTAAAAGATATGCCTTTTGAGATGATTCACTTATCTTTCTCTTTGACTTTATAACATTGATCATATCATCTATCATATCACGATTTACAGGCTTTTCAATAGATGGAACTTCCTTGAAGGTAGGGATGGTATCATTAAAATCATACTCGTCATAAAGCTGATTGGTAAGATATGGCATTATATGTTTTGATAATGCTTCAAATCTTACCTTTCCGCTTCTTGTCTTTGTATTATTCAACTTTTCTATCAATACGCCTACAGTCATAATTGAAGGACTATATTCGTTCTGAATTGTTTCAAGCCTGTTTTTTAAATCCTCAATCAACCTGTTCTGTGATTCTATCGTCTTGTTTAACCTATCTATTGTTTCAGCGAGAATCTGAATTGTTCTTTCTTCGTTTTCCATAAGTTATATATTTTTGTTGCAAAAATAATAAAACTGTATATTCGATAGGTTAAACGATAGTTATCAACTCTTAAAAATGTTTACTACGCCCATTAATTTATAATCTCCTTCTTCATTAATAATACATATAGGAGCATTATTATCAGGATTGGTATATGCCAATGTAACATAATCCCCAGGGAACACCTTCAATGCGTTAATCATCTTTTCAATATTCAGATTGCAATCCAAACGCCCTTGACAATATCCTTCAATCCCGACATTTTCCGATATTTTATATCCTGCATCATTTGTGTATGTTATATCCATTTTATTATCTCCCTCCCTGCAAACAAAATGTGATATGTTATATACATCTGACATTACCTTTATTCTTGAAAGGGAATCTATCAAGTCGCTAGTTCTTGCTTTAATAAAGTAATTAAAGTTTGATTTTATATTGTTTACCAATGGTGTGTAGTTTACAAACTTAACCTCCATCAGCGTACAATTAAAGACAGAACCGAAATCCCCATAAGATATGGACATCACCCTTTCATCATCAGATACAGAAACAGTTACATTTTCTTCTGACAACATTTCAAGAAAAGATAACGCTTCCTTTACCGATGTAGGCATTACATTTATGCACAAGTCCTTTGATATATCCGGCTGACATTCTATAACATCTCTTACAAATACAATCTTATCAGACGAACATATATCAATGCAATTATTGGAACAAATAAAATTTATCCCCACTCCACTAAGGCTGGTCACAACGTCACTGATATCATTAAATCCAATGTTCCTTTTTAATGCTCTATACAGATCATTCCTGTTAACGTTGACCCTTATCCCGGTACCACGCTTGCCCATTTTAATATCAGGATAAGATTCTACATCTTCCGCAAAGAAAGACGCTTCACTGCCGTTGTAAGAGAATATTACGTCATTATCATATATCTTTACCGTAACAATGGAATCTTTTACTGTTTTGAGTAACTTTACAAGTCTTATCCCGTCTACTGCAAACTCCTGCCCGTCATTGCAGTCTGAATCAACAACAGGAATAATCAAACGCATCTCATTGAGGTTGTTGTATGAAGTAACCTCTATCGCATTCTCTGATGCTATATATTTAAAACGGAAACATTTTAATATCGTCAAACCTGTATCGGAAAGACAGGCTTTAGCTGAGTTTAACGTTGAATATAAAACCTTTCTATCAAAAATTATCTTATTCATAATTACCCAATTTAAATGTATTTAATCCAAGAAAAATGTTCTCTTTTATCAATATGGCATTAATGTACATCTTTACACATACATTTTAGAACGTTAATCCAACACCTACTATCAGTTATCATAAATGAATCACCGAATACTTTATAATGGTGTTTATTTGTTCATTAATGCCGTTTGTTATATATAACTTTCATTGAAACAGTTCTTTAATTATTTTTTCAAAACTTACTTTTGTACTGCTGTTACGTAAACAGTAATCTTTAACCTGCAATGTATTCGACATTATAGGCTGACCACGCTCGATAGCGTTAAGTATATTCCACAACATTTCCTTAGACCATACGAAATATCCTCTAAAGAAATATGTAGCCATCACATCAGCCTGTTCTATTATATGATTACGGTCATGGTTACTGTCAGGCATTTTAAGTTCTATGCCATATATCTTACCGTCATGTATATAAGCAAGGTCCGGCATACTTTTCTTTGCCCCTAGAGCACGGAACTCAGCCGACTTGCTACCACTTACAGCAGGATGGAGAAGTTCGGAAAAGAACGCTACAAGCAATCCCCTGCACCCTTTACCTTCCTTCTCGTTCCTGTAACTAACTACTATATCTTTCTGCATTTTCTTTTCTTCCGCAGACCGTTTTTCCTCAGCCATGATAAAAAAAATTGTATTTGGCAAAGGTATCACGAAATGGTATATATGAGAAAAATAAAAGGTTAAAGTTTGTTATAATGTACGCTTGTATGTCAGTTCCCTTTGTTTCTTTGGATATAACCCCATATAAACTTGCCTGAATATCCGCATTCTTTCATGGCTTTACGAAAATCAGTTTCCGTATTTCTGATATACAACTGCCGTATTGCCCAATAAGTATTGTATCCTTTAAGTTCCGCATACTGGAAAAATTGAGTAGGTGTCATTTGCTCGAACTTTAAATCTCCTACCAGTTCTTGCAGTTCCGCCATCCTTATTTCCTTTTCGGTTGGATATACATATCCGCAGAAAGGACATTCCGAAGTGGTTATGGCAATATATTTACCACACTGTTTACATTCCTTCACTCCCTGTATCCCTTCACATTTTCCCTTGTTGTGCCATAAAGCCCATTGACGTTCTTTCTCAAACTTGCCTAGCCGTGATATGTTACCACCGAAGTCCAGGAGAAATGCTTCCGTTTTATTTGGGTGAAGTCGTATAGCCCTGCCAGTTGCCTGGATATAGAACTGAACGGATTGTGTAGCACGGTTTAATATGCAAACCTCTATACTTGTTTCATCGTATCCCGTAGACAATATGCCACTGTTGCATATAACGGTGAATTTATCGTCATGGAAATCCTTGATAAGCTGTTCCCTGTTTCCTGTAAGATGCTTGTATTTTTCATATAATGCCAACTCATCAGGTTTGTTCTTGTCTATGCCTGATATGAGAAATTTTGCAGGAATACCAGCTTCATTAAATTCAGCGCACATCCTTATCGCATTTGCCTGTGTGGCATCAAAACAGATTGCCTTTCTCATCGGGCAGATACGCATATAGTTTTCAATCACCCCCTTGTACTGTACAGACTTATTGAACACTGCCCCCATCTGCCTGCTATCGAAGTCACCTGTACGATAATCGGTATTAACCTTAGACAAGTCAGGTGCATCAACCGTAAACGTCCTCAACTTGGTTATGTTTCCCCGCTCCATCATATCCTGTATCTGAGCAGTTTCTACAATCTCTTCATAGTTCATACCAAGCTGCCTTTGGTTCCCACTTCTCATCGGGGTTCCTGTAAGACCTACTACATACTTGTCATCAAGCAAACCTGATTCAAAGAGATAATCCGCGTCAGACGAGTGCGCTTCGTCTATCAGACAGAGAGATACACTCTTAACCCATTCAACCCATTCGGGCTTTTCAAGCCTTCTACGGAGAGTTTGAGCCATTGCGGACACTACTAGACCTTTAGGTATGTTCCTGTGCTTAGGGGAGATGTATTCAGCCTGTATGCCAACTCTTTCCAACGTTCCCCCTGTCTGTGTCATAAGTTCAGATCTGTGGGATACGATAAGCACTTTATTCCCCTTCTCGACAGCACCTTTAGCCATAAAACTCATTATGACCGTTTTGCCGTAACTTACACAGGCAGAGAATATGACGTGCTTATGATTAGCCAGGGCATTTCTCAGACGGGTTATCCCCACCTCCTGGTAATCCCTTAGCTTTATTTCGTTTGTACTCATCTTCTTGTATCATTCTTTCAAGTTCGTTTTTCAATGCAATCACAAAAGCCATGCACTCTTCTCCTTCAAACTGTTTGACAAACTGCCTGGCGGCATCTTCGTAATCAGGAACACATTCCTTTTTAAAGTATTCCTCATTGTCTTGAAGAACCATCCAATCCTCGAAGTGGTGGTTTGGCTTTTTCTTGAATATGTGAAGCAAAATGGCAGTGTCGCTATTTAGTTTGATCAGCTTCCTGTCATAGTTTTCAAATTCGTCAACGTAATCCGTATTCATCTTCGTAAAACAATTTAAAGTTTCTCCATCTATGCCCGTTTTTCCCCTTACAGAAAGAACTGCATGAGCGTTGTGGCATACCTAATTTCCTCTCACAGTCACAACAGGCTTCAAAGCATAGGAATCTGTTCGTGCCATCCTCTATCGCAATGACAGCCCTTGTATTGTTTCTATGGCCGAGATAAGAACCGTTTTCCTTTCGTTTATTTATGAGTTCCTTCATAATAACTCTTTTCTTTTCACGTTCCTCATCCGATACTTTCCTTCCTTTCTTGAATCCATAATTATGGCCTTTTACGAACCTTCCTTTTTCGTCACGGTAAGATATTGGATAATCTATCCATAATTCGCTAATTGCTGGCATTGAAATCTAACTTTAGTTTTACAATTTCATCACTCATGGCATGTACTCTTTTCAGCCATGCCATTTTCCATGCTTCTTTTCCTATACCATATATACGATATATATCATCTCCTGCATCATCAAATTTGATAGGAGTGCAGCTTGTTGACTTACATTTCGTTCCGTCCATAAGTTCAACGTCACCTACACCCCCATTGAGCATGATAAAGTTGATATTGTTTTCTATGGCAAGATAGGGGATGATTATTTCATCCCCACGATTAGGTTTGTTGTGCTTGATTAATGTAGTCATGGCATTAATATATATTTTTATACACATTTTAAAACGTTAATTCGTTCTGGGCGATACCAACGCCCACTATCGGCTATCATAAAAGAATCACCGAATACTTTTCTACCGATATTAAGCGCACCGTTGACATCGGCATTGACACGGCAGATAGCGCAAAGCCTGTCAGAATGGTTGATGTCGAATTTATAAACTAATTGCATATTAGCCAGTATTATGTTTCGCCAGTAAAAAGGAGAACAGGGAAGCCGTACTGACTTCAGCTTGTCGGAAGGTAGCTACTCCGTTCCTATCCCTGCATGAAGCAAATGTAATACTATATAATGACATTGGGAAATATTATGTGTTAAATTTTTGTAATGGTGTTTATTTGTTCATTAATGCCTACCATAATATTTGGTGGCACTTGTAAATTAATCAACTTCCACTAACTCACCGTTTTCCAGTCTATACCATGTATCAGCCTTGACAACCTCACCATCAACTACTACAGCCTTCCAATCAACAATATCATACGTATCATCCCTTTCCTCAGCTATGACCAAAATTGCACCTATTCCGCCTTTTACCTGAACATTTTTTCCTCTTGCTACTGACAAACCATTAGATCCTGTTGAAGCCTTTCCTCTTGCCGTGGCAGCACCATAATTACCAGCCGTGGCAGCACCTCTATAACCAGCCGTAGCAGCACCATAATTACCAGCCGTGGCAGCACCACTATTACCGGCCGTAGCAGCACCACTATCACCAGCCGTGGCAGCACCACTATTACCAGCCGTAGCAGCACCATTATCACCAGCCGTGGCAGCACCACTATCACCAACCGTGGCAGCACCATAATCACCAGCCGTGGCAGCACCACTATCACCAGCCGTGGCAGCACCTCTA